ATTAGAATTCAAATGAAAAGTGTCATTGTATCAAAATAGTCGGATTAATAGAAATGAAGAGCACGTGAATGATACAAATATTATAATCATAAATACAAAATATAATATAGATTGCTCTATTTCAGCTCCATCAAAACAATTTAAAATATATGGTGAAATTTAATTCTATATTTTTTGTTCAAAGATCCATACAGGGGTGTCTTTTGTTGGAGTGGGGGTGTTTATTATTATGTGGAAATAGGGTAATTTATAACTGTCAGAAATTGAAATGTGATTACACGTGCGAAGGGATATTTAATTTCTAATGGCTAATAATGTATACTTATTTATCATTTTATAAGGGAGTTATTTTTGTAAAATCAGATTACTAACTTATGAAAGAAAGATCTAACAATGCTATATTGATGGCCTGTACTAACCCAAAAAAAGTTAGATTTCCTGTCTAATTTTTGGGGTGCGCTTCAAAAATCAATTAATCAAAAACATATCTACATTTGAGAGTTGACACCAGGGAAGGGATAACAAGAAAAATACCCCCATTTGCATTCAGTCTCAAAAATATTATATATTGTAAAATAACCTAATAACTATTATATTATATTTGATAATTAATCATACTAAAAAATTGGTGGAGAATCCCTATCCCGATGAATGAAAGAAAAGATAAAGCTTAAAATGTAATAGTAATTCAAAAGCAGAGAGTTATAAAGATGATGCAGTGGGGAATATGCTCTTGTGAGGAAGAAACATCAAAAGTTGTTAGAAATTTTTTTTGACTGGTGTCTTGAAAGATATAGTATTGGTGAAATCATAGATAAACTAGTAGAAAAGAAAATAAAGACATCTAAAAGAGCGATTGATAAAAAGAGAAATTGAATCTATACTCGCACGAGAAAATATATGGCTAATATAGCATTACTGATTCCAGTGGAACTAATAATCAGTATTTATATAAGCAACATTACGAAAGGATAATATCCAAAGAACAGTTTAAAGCAGTTCAACTAGAAATTGAACTTTGTATTAAAGTTGAAATTGAAGCAGATGGAAAGTCTTGAAGAAAGAGTCGAAAATATAAAATTTGAATATAGTAAAATGATAGGAGAAAACATATGAGAGATAAAAATTCTAAGTCTAATATTAATAATGTTTCAGGGAATGTTTTTAATGGCCCAACTAATATTATAGCAGGTAATAATTATTCCCGAAAAGATGAAGAAAATAAGGTTGCATCATATACATCGGAACCTGTTTGGAGAAGTCCTATAACAATGGGAATACTTACATGGATAGGGTTTATATTAGCTTTAACAGATTTTTTTCCTATGTATAAAACATTTGAGCCTGTAATTAATTTAATCACTAATAAGAGTATTAAAGTAGATTCAAAAAATATTATTTATGTCATAGTTTTTCTTGTAATTATGTTATTTCTGGTGCTGATAGTCTGGTTAAGGAGTATAACAAAAAAAGAAACTAGATACCCTTTATTTTTTAATTATGCAATAAGTGGCCTTGGAAGGAAAATCACAATAGAAAAAATTCATATTGACAAATGTCCTATATGTGGTGGCAGAATGAAATATTTCAATAAGGCTGTAGAATGGAGAGATACGACAAATTCTGATGGAAAAACAAAACGTGAGGTTACAAAAAGAGTGCCTGCGTTACAATGTGAGCGAAATTCAAATCATTGGTATGAAGTAGATCCGGCTGCAGATAAATTAAAATAGTTATAATGAAAATAAGTATATTGTTATTGTAAAATTGCGACCATATGCAAATTAAACAATTGCAGTTAATGCTGACAAATATTTTGAGTGATAAATTTCTGAAAAAGATTAATAATTTATATAGTATATAAAATAGCCTAATCAAAATAATATGCTTGAAACAGTAGAAATATTATAGTTATTATAAAATCAATAGGTTTTGCAGAGATATTTAATTTTCGAAAATAGACTAATAATCACATGTGGAGTGCGTGGTATTGATGTCAAAAATTTCACCCACTAAGTAAATAAAATGTAGAAAAAAAGGCTTATTCATAGACTATCGTTAAAAGGTATCGGTAGTTTGGAGTAAGCCTTGTTATTTGAGAGAAAATAAGGTTGAGTGGGAACATACCCATAGCCTAAAGTTGACACTATGGAATGGATAACAAGAAAAAAAGCACCCATTTGCACCCAGCTAGTTACGTGGATTTGATGTAGAAGGAGATGCACCGTATTGTACGGAGGAGATATATCTTTTTCCAAATAGATTGTTATTAACAAGCTTTGATTTTAGATATAAAAATTATTTTTAGTAGTAAGGCAATAGTTAAAATATATACTTTTATATTGTAATAAACATCTATAAACTAAAAAGTTCTAATATTAAACTAATTTGAAAAATATAAATCTTCAATAATTTCATTTAATCTAGATTCATTATCTTCATTGTTGTAAAGAATTCCCTTAACTAGCTTTGTTAGTTCTTTCTTCTGGTTATTTATGCAAATAGGGATTGGGATTCGCTTCAAATAATTTGCAGAATTATTAACAGTAGGATTAATATTGTGAATAATATCATTCACAATATTTGAATTGAGTATCGCTAAAATAAAATAAAGATCTTCTGGTTTTTTGGGGAATATACCAACGATACTTTGATCAAATACCCGATTCTCCATAATTGCAGCTTTAATGGTTCTACTTTTTAGCATGGGGATAGCAATTCCAGTTTGAAAATAGTATTTACTATTTTGGAAACGAGCTTTTTTATCATGGTTGTAGTGATAAATAGCATCTTTACTCCAATTAATGTACCATTCATCTTGAGGTTGATGGAACCTACTTTTAATACTTCCCTTTAATATCGGAATAAAGTGGTTGCTTTCATCGATTCCAGTAATGTCGGTTTTACTATAATTTATTTCAGATGTACTTATGCACTGATATCCTTTTGAATTTCGAACATTAGCTGATTTAACTTTTATAAATTCTTTATTACTTCCGGTATAAATTCCTGTAACACATTCAGCTACGTCGCCAAGAAATAAGTCCATATTAGCAAGTTTAGCTGTAAGTTCAGTATTTAAATGAATGTTACAATTATTTTCGATTAGCACATCAACTTGACGTATTGTTTTAGGAACAAGCGTTTTAATCTTAGCAAAATCAGTTTCTTTATTTATTGAGTCATATATTTTAATAACATTCGATTCTATTGCCTTTTTATCATTTACAACCGTAATTATAGATAAATTACTATATGCGAATGAAACGCCAGGGAAAAGTTTTGATGAAAATATGGCAATTTCTTCAACACAAAAGTTAGAAAATAAAAACTGTCTGAATTTTTTATGTAAGTTCAAATATAAAAAAGTATCTGGAATTATAAATACTAGTTTTCCAGATTCTTTCAACAAAGTTAAACAGCGATAAAAAAATAAGACATAAGTATCTTTAGAGTAAATCTCAGAATATGTTAAATTAACTTTATTCTTTTCATCCTCAGGTATATGGGCTCCATAAGGAGGATTTCCGATAATTTTAGTGAATCCATTTAAAGTGTCTCTATAGAAATCTAGATTCTTATCAAAAAGAGTATTGGCTTGGTTTATTTTAATATTTGATTTGTCTGAATATTTATGCTTCACTACATTAATTGCATAATCGTCAATATCATATATAGTCACATTTTGTTTGTTATTTATCTTTAAAATTTTATCAACAAATACACCTTCACCTACACTAGGCTCTAAAACTGTATCAAAATTAGTTAATTCTAGCTTAGAAATCATATAATTTGTTATATAGTCCGAATTTGTATAATACGATTGATAGATTTTATCCATAAATTACCTCCTTTAAAAAATAAGCTCCAACTTATTCGCATACTTAAGCTGGAGCTTAAGTTATTTGATTGTAGCTGATTATTTCTACCAAGTCAAGTATTGGACTAAATCGCTACTTTCCAAAAAATTTTTAAATTCACTACTAATATCATCAAGCCAACACATATTTTCACTCATCCAAGATTTCAAGTCGACACCTGTTATATCAAATATCTTGGAATAAGTATCATCAGCGCAATAAACTTCCCAATGTGGAGATTTTTTTAAAGTCTGTAGATAGTGATTATTATCTTCTTCTTTTTGTCGTACAAAAATCATACAATCATAATCTATAGTCGAGTATATTTTTGCAACTTGAAGTAGTCTATTTACATTTCCTTTTTCATTAGAACTGAAACCACTCTTAAAATCAACAACATAATTTTTACAATCTTTTGTAAAATGAAGGTCCTCATTCAAATTTATAGCTCCACTTTCAGACAGTTCCCAGATATTAGAGAGATAAGATTTTAATTTTATAGTTTCATCTTGGGAAATAGATAGATTATCTATAAAGTTATTTACTTCAATAGATAGCTTTGACTTATATTCTTCATATGTCATTGGTGTGTAAAAAGTAATTTTATTAGTCGAATATTCAAATGCTAGTTTACAGAAGGGTTCCCATAATTCACCTATTCTACGGCTAAATGACATATAATCATAATTCCAAACTTTATTTCTGGATTCTAACATTACGATATAGTATGTGTAATGTGCCATTAAAACATAGTCTAGTGTTAAACTATCAGCGTTCTCAACTTTTAATTTTGAATTTAATAATTCTAGCATTTTTTTATTAACTTTCGAACTTCTGTCCGATTTTTTTTTCAATTTTAATGCAGATTCAATTACCTCTGCAATATTTTCTCTGTAATATCTTAATAAATCATTTTTAGAACACATATATTACTCTCCCTCAATTGTTTCAATTATATCTTCTACATTACAATCTAATGCCTCACAAATTTTTAAAAGAACATCAGTAGTAATATTTCCACCTTTACCAAGCTTTGCTATAGAGGCAGCGCTGATTCCAGCAAGTTCCTGTAAATCTTTGCGATACATATTCTTGTCAATTAATAACTTCCATAGCTTGTTATAGCTGATTTTTTTCATTATTCAGTCTCCTTATGATTCGAATGAACCTCATTCCAAGCTCTACCAAACAATTCAGATCCTCCAGGTTCTAAAGTTAATACAGTGTTTTTAGCTAATATTTCTTGTGCACCTTTAGTGTAAGAAGTTCCTTTATCAAGAGCGATAAAAACCTGTTTCTTTGTTTTTGTATAAAGATGTAATATCTTTTCTAATGCGTAGTCTTCAATCTGTTTTAACAAAATAGAGTCGTGTATTATTACAGGTAGTTTTGTTAGTTCCATTACAGCTAAGTCGAAAAGAACTAACCCTTTATATTTCGAACCAGTCCCACCATCTTTAGGCGTAAAAAACGTATAGTGATCTGCATCGGATATATTGAGAGTAGGGGAAGTTTTTCTTCCATTGTAAATTTCATCATTTAACTGTTGAATGCGATTATTTAACTCAGCTTGAAATTGTGTAATCACATCTACGATTAAATTATCAAGTTCAGCTTTTAGAGTGTCTTTCCTTTCTTTTAACTGATCAGCTTTAATAAAATTATCATTTGCTTTTTGTATGTTCGTAAGCTCGTTTTGTAGATTTGAATATTTTTCTAGTATTGCTAGTGTAACATTGGGAAGAGACTTTTGATCTTTCAACTTTGCTTCAAGCTCAAAAATCTTTGAATTTGTAACCTCAAGAAGATTCAAAAGTTTTTCCTCGTTTTCTTTAAATTCTTTATTTAGAATTCTTGAAATTTTTCTATGAAAATCTTCAATTTCTGCTAAACGTTCTAGATTTACTTTTGGGAAAAATTCTAAAAGCTGCTCATAAGTATTTTGATATGATATTTTACTAAAATTTTTATCAAGCTCAGCACTCTTTAGTTGTGAATTAATGATAGCTTTTTGTCTTTTGTAATGCGATAAATGTAATCTTAAATCAGCAATCTCTTTTGCCTTTAATGAGTCTATGTCCAGTAAGCCCTCAGAATTATCTTTTACTAGGTCCTTTAATTCGCTTTGTAAAATTTCTATTCTTTTATTATTTTCTTCAAAGCTTTTTTTGTTGTGTACAGATAGAATAAGCTCATATTTTTTTGCCTTTTTAAATACACTTTCCTCTTCTTTAGCATCCTCATAGATTTTTTTCTTTTCAGCAATTATTGAATATTGGTCAAATAATTTAATCATGCCGTCAATAGCAGCTGAATCAGGTTCTTTAAGAGCAGATTTTATAGGACGATTTTCATCACAGGTATCTCTTCCATAAATTCTAAAAAATTTGCTTACTGCTCCCCTAAATGTCAAACCTGGCAAGTTTAAATCATATTTTTCAGTTAGAAACTTGTTATAATCATCAATACTGATTTCTTTTAAGGGAGAAAAGTTAGAATCACATATAATTATTTTTGTGAAATCTCCAGTAGATCTTGAAAAATAGTACTCAGTACCATCAAATTCAAAGACAAATTCAAAGGAGTGAGGACCTACCTCTTCTTGAATATCTATAGACTTTTTAATGTAGTCTTCACCACCAAAAATGAAATCTATAATCATCAGAAAAGTAGATTTGCCAATAGAGTTTGCCCCTGTATCATTACCCATTACAACATTTAATCCCTTATGGAAATATATCGGTTTTCGTTTTTCCCCTTTTTCTATAAAGGAATCACTCTTCATCATCTTTAACATAATGGATTACCTCCTCATGTTCATCTAGTTTAATTTTTTCGAGTATAAACAGACAGTATAAAATCTCCATATATTCAGATATATTGTTAACTTTGGTTTTTACTGCTTTATATAATTCGGATGGTGATAAAGGGCCAGTTTTCAAGTTATCTAAAACAGGTATAAACTTAGCAACAATACTTTCCTTAAATGGAGTTACTTTACTAGGTAATTTCATCGAACACCTCACAGTTCTGAATGAAAAATGCAACTACAACATCACAAGAAATTCTGTACTTCTGTGAATTAGGTATGTTTAGTTGTTTCATAATCCATTCTGAGATTTTTGCGAATATTTCTTCTTGAGAGTTACAAGTAGGATGGATTGTCTCATATGCTAGTTTTATTTCAGAAGCGATGATATTGAACCTATTTTCTGAGAAACTATCTAATTCAGAAAACAGTTTGCGAATGAATTTGTAATATTGCAAAACATATGAAGTAACGGTTTGCTTTAAGACAAAACATGACGGATCAATTTTCTCACTTATCAATAAGGGATCAAGTCTAAAATTTTGTATTACAGTATTGGAATTAATGTCGTATAGGCTATTAATAATATTTTTAATCTCATCCTCAAGAATCAAAGTAGATAGTTGTACCTGAATCTGATAGTTCTTTTTAGCATACTCCTTTAAATCAAATAATTTTATGTATTCATCTAATTCAGGTTTTAACAAATATGATTCAGAACAATCTGAGCATAATGCAATCATGTTATCAGAAGAATCTAAATGTACGGCCGGTGTTCTATTGGCAATAAATAAATCCTTTTTATCCGAAGATAAATCATTCGGGAAAATTTTAGTTATTTCATATTTTTTCACACTCTTGTTTTTTATTTTTTTAATAAGTGGAGAGTGGCAGAGTGGACATTGATAATCCACTTCAGATAAGAGTGGAATATCATCAGTTCTCAATTCCTGATCAAGAGCCTTATTATCTCTATTTAATGCGTATAAGAAACATTGACAAAGGAAAATTCCAAGATTATTAGATGCTAGTAAGTTATCTAAATCGGCTTTCTTATTTGAAGGAACCGAGATATCATTAGAATATAAAAGTTTTAGTCGATGGCATATATCATCGATTAAATTAATATTTATTTTTGGAAATACTACATTATCAAAATAATCTTCAGCTTCAGCAATGATCTTAGGGTCGGCTGAAGCTTTTTTTATTTCATTTTGTACGTCAACCTTTCGCTGAATCAAACTTGTAATAAATTTGGGCTTTAAATCCACGGGATTCTTCATAGATAAGCAAACAGAATCAAATAATATGCGAGTCACATTTTCTTGGGTATCTTGCATACCTAATTTTAGGATCGTTATATAAGCTGAAATAGTAAATTCTGACAAAAGAATATCTCCTTTCTGAGAAATGGGAAATTTCAGAGTAATTCCACGCCAATTTCGGGGGAAATACTTTTGATGGATATTTTTATAGAATTTAATTGTAGGTAAGTGATGTCACGAGCTTAAATCTAATAAGTAAATTATATCACAAAAAACTACACAATTATAGAAGTGAAATATGTGTTTGCATATCTCAATAAAGCAAACACAGAAAGGTGGTTAAAAGAGATGGCAAAGAACACAAAACAGACATCCTAGCCAGTAGCTTGCAAATCGAACAAAGCTTTTCGTAATTGTGGTGTCAGTAAGAAATCAAACTTTGTAGCCAGAATTGCACTAGCACAAACTAAAAAGAGTGGAAGGTATGCTCTAAAAAATAACCTTCTATAAGCAAATAGTAACTGATTTAAATAATCGGTCTAAAAAAATATCACAGAGCCTGATTAGCTATAGGGCAATGAGATACATCGTAAAGTACTCATGGATTTAATATCTGTGAGGTGCTATATGAAGTACCTCTATTTTCCTATGGCAAATTTGGGGAATGAATAGTCGGTACTTCGTCTAGTATCGGCTATTTTTGTATCTCTTGCCTTTGTTGCTGACGGCAGAAAGGCGGGGATTTCTAATGAGAATCCATAAAACAAAAAAAGAAGACCGAATGGTCTACAATTACAAAACAGCAAGAGGAATAATCGTCATTAAAGCTGGAGAGGATGATGTCACAGAAATTGATATCAAGTTGTTGCACTCGCTAGATGATAGTGAGGTTTATTATAACCTCAAGAATCTAAGACCTGAAAGAACAAATGAGGAAAAAGCTGCAATCAAAGAGTGGCGAAAGAACTTCATAGAAGACTTCAAGAGAAAACACGGTTATGAGCCAAATAAGCAACTTGTGAATGATGCTGTGAAAGAAGAATTTCCAAGAAATTATATTCTGTCATTAGATTTTGATAATGATGGAATGATTGATCCAGATAAACGTCTTATTGAAACTCTTGCAGGTAAAGAGTCTACTAATTCTTTCGCCTGGTCTGAACGAATGGAGACGGTGTTAGAACTGTTGACTGAGAAGCAACGCTTAGTAATTGAATTGAAGTATATGGAAGGATACAAACAAAGTGAAATTGCAAAAATGATGGGAGTATCATCTGCTGCGGTCAAAAAGCATCTTGACAAGGCTGAGGCTTTTATCCGAGAACATTATTAAAAAAATATTTGGGTGGGGTTAAAATCCTGTCCATTTTTTTTGCCTGTGATGTGTAAGGGGGAACACTCTTATAAAACTATGCGAAAGGAGCGACTAAAAATGAAACATCGAGTCGTAATTAATGTGTCTAAGAGCAATAAGAAGGCACAAGTATTAAAAGCAGCTCAACTAACATTACCGAGACGAATTCTGAAATGGTTGTTTGGAGATTTTACTCAAGTGTATCTCTTGAAACCAGGAGAAACAATTCAATCAGTGGATGTAAAAGAGATTGAGAAAGGAGAGGATAAGTATGAGTAAAACGAAATTACTATTGAATGTAGTTGAAGATGTACGAAGTCTTATTAATAGCTATCAGACTTTAGCAGAAGATTTGCTGGAATTGTGTGAAGCCTTCTCAGAAAATGGGACTGCTGTTTCAACTAGTGACTCTGGTTTAAACGAGACAAGTGCTGAAGATAAGACTAATGAACCAACAATTACGCTAGAAGAAGTTCGCACTGTTTTAGCAAAACTAGCACAAGACGGAAAACAAGCGGAACTTAAAGCATTAATTGGCAAGTATGGGGCAAATCGTCTTTCAGAAGTAGATTCTAAATACTATCCAGCTATTTTAAAAGAAGTGGAGGCGATGTGAGATGACAGAACATGCAGTCTTGAGCGCATCTAGTGCACATCGTTGGTTAACGTGTCCGCCATTACCTCGATTAGAACGCTTCTTTGAAAATCAAACTTCAGAAGTTGCGAATGAGGGAACTGTTGCTCATAGTTTAGCAGAACATAAGCTTCGTAAGCTGTTAGGTCAGAAGACGCGTAAACCAAAGTCGAAGTTCATTGATACAGATATGGAACAGCATACTGACGATTATGCCAACTACATTCATGAGTTACTACAGACCATTCGTCAAACGAAAAAAGACCCTATCGTATTGATTGAACAACGTTTAGACTTTTCAAATTATGTTCCAGATGGATTTGGAACAGGCGACTGTTTGATTATTGCAGATAAGACTTTATATATCATCGATTTGAAGTATGGCAGAGGAGTAGGAGTCAGTGCTGAAAACAATCCTCAGATGATGTTATACGCCTTAGGTGCATTGAATTTATTTGATGCTCTATATGACATTGAAGAAGTGTCAATGACAATCTTTCAACCAAGAAAGTACAATATTTCAAGTGAAGTTAAGTCAGTCAAGGAATTAAAATCCTGGGCGGAATCAGAACTAAAGGATAAGGCAGAATTAGCCTTTAATGGTGAGGGGATTGTGACATATGGACCGTGGTGTCAATTCTCAAATTGTAAAGCAGTACTTCGTGCAAGAAAAGACTACCACGATAAATTAACGCGATTCCAATTAGCATCTCCTCATTTATTAACAGATGCAGAGATTGAAGAGGTATTGGAACATGTAGATGATTTATTGAAGTGGGCTGTGGATGTGAAAGAGTATGCAACCAAAGTTGCTCTAGAAACGGATAAAACATGGTCTAACTTTAAATTGGTAGAAGGAAGATCGAATCGAAAATTTAACGATGAAGAGAAAGTAGCCGAAATAGCACTAGCGAATGGCTATACAGATATTTATCGTAAAAATCTTATCACTCTTACGGACATGGAAAGAATGATGGGAAAAGAAGTGTTTAACACTTTATTAGGTAAACATGTCACTAAACCAAAAGGAAAAGTAACCCTTGTGCCAAGAACAGATAGCCGCAAGGAGTTAGTAGTACACAATGTAAAACAAGAATTTAACGTAATGGAGGAAAATAATAATGAGCAATAAAACAAAAGTAGTAACAGGAACAGTAAGATTTTCATATTTCAATGGGTGGGAGCCAGTGTCAATTAACGGTAGTAAACCTAAATATAGTGTGTCAGTTTTGATTCCAAAAAGTGATGAAACAACTGTACGTAAAATCAATGAAGCTATCAATGCAGCTATTGAAGAAGGTATCGCAAAATTTGGAGGGAAAAAACCAAATGCAGCAACCATCAAATTACCTTTACGTGATGGAGATTTAGAACGTGATGATGAAGCGTATAAAGGGCACTATTTCATCAATGCGAATTCAGTCACTGCTCCTCAAATTGTAGATACAATGACAAATCCAATTCTAGATAGAAATGAAGTGTATAGCGGTTGTTACGGCAGAGTATCGCTTAATTTCTATGCTTTTAACTCTAATGGAAATAAAGGAGTTGCTTGTGGGTTAGGCAATATTCAAAAGTTACGAGATGGTGAACCACTTGGTGGACGTAGTAGCGCTAAAGATGATTTTACGATTTCATTAGACGATGAATTTCTAGCATAGGAGGATAAAGAATGGATATCTTAATTAATGGATTATTGTTAGGTGGTTCAGTATGTTGGATTTTAGGTGGAATGTTTGCTTTGTATACATCCGTTAGAGATGATATTCGAAATGAACGTACGCGTAAGGAGGAGAAGCACAATGGTAATCTTTAATATTATTCTTGCGATTTTCTTTTCCACAATTGTAGCGCAATTCGTTATTCGCACATTTGTTGATTTGTATTTTGAAATCAAGGATAAGATGAAACCATGAAAACAATCAGTATTGATATTGAAACATACTCAAGTGTGAATCTTCAAAAAGCTGGTGTTTATAAGTATGCAGAGAGCGAGGACTTCGAAGTCCTCCTTTTTGCATACGCAATTGATAACCATGAGACTATTATTGTTGATTTAGCTAAGGGAGAAACGATACCTGCTGTGATTTTAGCTGCATTACAGGACGATTCGATTATCAAGTGGGCATTTAATGCTCAGTTTGAACGAGTATGCTTATCCAGATATTTAGGATTGAAACAAGGAGAATTCTTAAATCCTAATTCTTGGAGATGTTCTATGATTTGGTCGGCCTATCTTGGATTACCTTTATCCCTTGAAAAAGTAGGACAAGTATTGGGGTTAGATAAACAGAAACTTTCACAGGGGAAAGATTTGATTCGCTATTTTTGTGTTCCTTGTAAACCTACAAAGGGGAATCAGGAAAGAACAAGAAATTACTTTTATCACGATATGGAAAAGTGGGAACAGTTCAAAAAATATAATGTGCGAGATGTCGATACTGAAAAAGCCATCCAAAATAAATTGCTTAAGTTCCCAGTACCAGATTTCTTATGGGAAGAATACCAACTGGATCAATTGATTAATGATAAGGGGATAAAAGTAGACTTAAATTTTGTTGAGAAGGCTATTCAGTTAGATGAGGATGTAAGGAATCAACTGTTAAATAAAATGCAAGAAATGACGCATCTTGAAAATCCAAATTCTGTAAAACAATTAAAGGACTGGTTAGCAGAAAAGAATGTTCAAGCAGAAAGTCTAGATAAGAAAGCTGTTCAAGAAATGGTCAACCAAAATAACGGTGAAATTGCGGAAGTATTATCTATACGTTTAAAACTTGCAAAATCATCTATTAAGAAATATCAAGCTATGAGGGATGTTTCCTGCTTTGATTCTAGGTGTAGAGGAATGTTCCAATTTTTAGGAGCAAATAGAACAGGGAGATTTAGTGGTCGAAATATTCAATTACAAAATTTACCTAGAAATTATCTTGAAGAATTGGATGCGGTACGCTCTATTGTAAGACAAGGAAATCATGAGGGATTGATGCTGCTATATGACGATATTCCTGATGTGTTATCTCAATTGATTCGAACAGCCTTTATCCCTAAAACAGGACATAGCTTTTTTGTTGCGGACTTTTCTGCGATTGAAGCACGAGTTCTAGCATGGCTTGCAGGTGAGCGTTGGCGAGAGAAACTCTTCAAAAATGGAGGGGATATTTACTGTATGTCGGCTAGTCAAATGTTCGGTGTACCAGTAGAAAAGCACGGGCAAAATAGTGAACTACGTCAAAAAGGAAAGATTGCTGAACTAGCGTGTGGCTATGGAGGGTCTACGGGTGCACTTATAAATATGGGGGCAATTGAAATGGGATTGGATGAAGAGGAGTTGTCTCCGTTAGTGAGCGCATGGAGAGAAGCAAATCCAAATATTGTTGCCTTATGGTGGGCAGTTGATAAAGCAGTAAAAGAATCCATCACTAAGAGGATTCAAACATCAACGCATGGAATCATCTTTCATTGTCAAAGCGGGTTACTTCGTATCACACTCCCAAGTGGACGAAAACTTACCTACGTGAAACCGCAAATTGGAGTAAATAATTTCGGGGGAGAATCTGTTACTTATGAAGGTATTGGTGGTACAAAGAAATGGGAGAGAATTGAGAGTTATGGACCTAAATTTGTCGAAAATATCGTTCAAGCTATAGCACGAGATATTTTAGTGCATGCAATGCAAGCGTTAAGTAAAAAATACTCGATTGTGGCTCATGTGCATGATGAAGTGATTATTGAAGCTTCAAGAAAAGAAAGTATTGAAGACATATGTAGTATTATGTGTGACAGTCCCGAATGGGCAAATGGGCTGATTTTGAATGCTGATGGGTATGTGTGTGATTTCTATAAAAAAGATTAATTTTTTTGAGTGAGAGGTTAAATTCTCACTCTTTTTGTTTGCCTGTGATGTAGAGAGTAAACAATCTCTAATTGCTCTAAGAAAAACAAAAGTGGAGGTAGAAAATGAGTAAATCTATTACAAGAGTTAAAAGAGAGAAAGACCGAGCGTTTAAACCTTTAGTGTATATCTGCGCACCTTATAGTGGAGAGATTCAAAAAAACACAGAACGGGCTATTCAACTCGCTAAAGCGGCATACGAAAAAGGGAATATTCCAGTGATTCCACACGTTCAGTATCCCTTTATGGATGATAACAATCCATTGGATCGAAAGAATGCTTTATTATTTTGCACGATTCTAATGGGGAAATGCCAAGAAGTGTGGGTTCTAGGAGACCATCTCTCACCAGGAATGCAGCAAGAACTCGCACTTGCAAAGAAGAGACTTCAAAAGATTAGATACTTTGACCGTTCTTATGTGGAGGTGAATATGAATGCTTAGTTTTTCAATATTCACATCCAATACCGTTGGAGATAGTTCTAACTGTATTTATCCACATGAAATTCAGGTGACAGATAAGTCGTCGTTTAAAAAAGCCATTCAGTTTGATCATGTTTGTGGAGAGTACAAATCACATTATCGAAGTAATGACAATTTTATGTGGAGTGATGTGATACCAATGGATTGTGATAATGACCATTCTGATAATCCTGAGGATTGGGTATATCCTTTAGAAGTTGCGATGGCTTTTACAAACTGTTGCTTTGCAATTAGTTATAGTCGAAACCATATGAAAGAAAAAAATGGGAAATCAGCACGTCCAAAATTTCATGTCTATTTTCCAATTCCAAGAATGACTGATGGATCGGCTTATGCAGAATTAAAAAAGGTCATCCAACAATTCTTTCCATATTTCGATAGTGGAGCATTAGGAGAATCACGATTTCTATATGGTACTTCGAATCCAACTGTTGAATTTTATGAAGGTCCTTGGTATGTAACAGAATTTGCTGAAAAAGCTTCTTTAGAGTCCTTTGAAATACGTCTGAAAGAGATAAAAGCGGGAAGTCGTAATAGTACGATGAGCCACTTTGCAGGCAAATTAATCAAAAGATATGGTAGCACTGATGAAAGCTACCAAATGTTTCTAGACGAAGCAGAAAAGTGTCAACCACCGTTAGACGATTCTGAACTGAACAAGATTTGGTACAGTGCTTGTAAATTCGGTAGAAAAGTCCAAAAACAATCAGATTACATTCCACCAGAAAAGTTTAATCAAGAATTGACGTTGAAACCAAGCGACTATTCTGATGTGGGACAAGCAGAAGTATTAGCAAGGGAGTATTTTGAGAAAATTCGTTACTCACCATCAACTGAATACTTAGTCTATAACGATAGTTTTTGGGAGGAGTCGAAGCAACTCGCTCAGGGCTTAGTACAAGAATTAACCACTAGACAACTAGAGGAGGCACAAATAGAGATTGAGAAATGTATGAAAGAACTAACCACAAATGGTGCATTTCAACTGATTGTGGGATTGGGTGTGAAAAAAGCGAAAGAGCAATTTACGAAGGAACAGAAGCGTTCGTTTGACAAGTATGAAAGTGCTTTGTCTTATGAGAAGTTTGTGTTAAAGCGACGTGATTCTAAATATATTTGGGCGGCTTTAAAAGAAGTCTGCCCTTATATTACCATCCAACCACAGGATTTAGATGTGAATGAATTTTTGTTGAATACTCCAAATGTTACAGTGCATCTAAAAACTGGAAAAGCACAAAAACATCAATCGAGCGACTTTATTACAAAGCAGACGAGTGTTGTTCCAAGTGATGACGGCAGGGACATTTGGCAAGCAGCCTTAGATACATTCTTTGTCAATGATTCAGACTTAATTGACTATGTGCAACAAATCGTAGGACTAGCCAGTGTAGGAAAAGTATTTGTGGAAGCATTAATTATTGCATATGGAGAAGGGAGTAATGGAAAGTCAACCTTTTGGAATGTGATTGCTCGAGTTCTTGGCACATATAGTGGGAATATTTCTGCGGATATGTTAACCGTTGGCTGTCGCAGAAATGTGAAACCAGAACTTGCCGAAGCTAAGGGAAAACGACTGTTGATTGCTGCGGAATTAGAGGAAGGAATGCGTATGAATACATCCAACGTGAAACAACTTTGCTCAACGGATGAGATTTTTGCAGAGAAGAAATTTAAATCTCCTTTTAGTTATACACCAACACATACTTTGGTGCTGTATACCAATCACCTTCCTAAGGTAGGCGCAATCGACAAAGGGACATGGCGAAGACTCATTGTTGTACCCTTTAACGCAAAAATTAAGGGGAATAAGGACATTAAAAACTACGCTGATTATCTGTTTGAACATGCAGGTGGTGCGATATTAAAGTGGATCATTGAGGGGGCTAAGAAAGTCATTCAAGCAGATTTTAAATTGGTTGCCCCAACAGTAGTATCTGAAGCCATTGAAAAGTATAAGGAAGATAATGATTGGCTTGGTCAATTTCTTGAAGAGTGCTGTGAAATAGATGCATCCTTCACTCAAAAGAGTGGAGAGTTTTATAACGAGTATCGTGCTTTTTGTGCTCGAACAGGTGCTTATACAAGGAGTACGGCAGACTTTTATAACGCAGTGGAAAGTGAAGGGTTTGTACGAAAGAAAACTAAAAAGGGAATTGTGATTCAAGGGGTTCGGATTTTGTCTGATTTTGAGTAAACGTCCTGTCTTTGAAATCGCTATTTTTACGAAAGGTGCAAGTCGGTGCAGGTTATATACATATAATTCCTTAAGGAATAAATAATAAATGTATATATATATAAACTATAGTAAACAATCTGCACCAACCTGCACCCGCTGATTGGAGGTCTATGGATGTTAGAAAAAGAAATTGAAAAAGCATTAGTCAAATCTGTTAAAGACAGAGGTGGTTTATGTATCAAGATGAATAGTCTGAGTATGAGCGGTATACCTGACAGACTTATTTTGATGAAGTCTTCCAAAATAGGATTTGTGGAATTGAAAAGAAAGGGTAAGAAGCCACGTCCTTTACAACTTCGAAGAATTAAGCAATTGAGAGAGTTAGGAGTTCCTTGTTTCGTATTAGACGATAAAGAACAGATTGGAGGAATATGTACCACATCCCTATCAAGAGTTTGCTAAAGAGTTTATGATATCCAATCCGCTTTCTGCATTGTTTCTTGAGATGGGATTAGGGAAAACTATTACTACCTTAACAGCGATTGATGAATTGTTATATGACTGCTTTGAAATTAGAAAAGTATTGATTATTGCGCCACTAAGAGTTGCGAATTCTACTTGGCCTAGTGAAATAAAGAAATGGGAACATTTAAAGCTACTGAGATATTCTATTGTGACAGGTAATGAAGCTGAGAGGATTCAAGCCCTTAATACTAAAGCAGAGATTTATATTATTAACCGAGAAAATGTGGATTGGTTGGTAAATAAGAGCGGTGTAGCCATGAACTTTGATATGTTGGTGATTGATGAATTATCTAGTTTTAAGTCCTATACTTCAAAGCGGTTTAAGAGTTTATTGAAAATTCGACCTTACTTTAAAAGAGTTGTTGGATTAACGGGTACTCCTAGTAGTAATGGCTTGATGGATCTATGGGCAGAGTTTAGAATCCTTGATTTTGGTAAACGATTAGGAAGGTACATTACACATTATCGAAATAAGTACTTTGTTCCAGATAAGCGAAATGGAATGATTATCTATTCATACAAACCACAAGAAGATGCAGAACAGCAGATATATAAAGCTATCAATGACATTACGATTTCTATGAAATCCTGTGACCATTTAAAACTGCCTGAGTTAATTATGAATGAGGTTGAAGTAGTTCTAGAGAATAAAGAAGTAGAACGATACCAAGCCTTCAAGAAAGAAATGGTCATGACGATAGGCGAAGAAGAGATTGATGCAGTGAATGCCGCAAGTCTATCTAATAAACTATTGCAGTTAGCTAATGGGAGTATTTATGACGAGAACAAAAACTACCATATTGTTCATGATAAAAAGATGGAAGCCTTAGAACAATTAATCGAAGAAGCCAATGGGAAACCTGTATTAATAGGTTACTGGTTTAAAGCAGATAAGGAACGTATTGAACAACGATTTAAAGTTCGAGAAATACAGAGTGCAGGAGACATTGAAGATTGGAATAAAGGAGACATCCAAGTAGGGTTAATTCATCCAGCAAGTGCAGGTCATGGATTGAATTTACAACAAGGAGGATGTACACTGATTTGGTTTGGTTTAACGTGGTCATTAGAACTCTATCAACAAACCAATGCGAGACTCTATAGGCAAGGACAAAATCAGACAGTAGTTATCCATCATATCATTACCAAAAACACGATTGATGAAGATGTGATGAAAGCACTGAAAAGAAAGGAACGCACACAAGAGGCATTGATGAGTGCTGTAAAAGCGCGTATAGGTGAGAGTGAATGAATGTAAAAGAATATCTGGAACAAGCAAAATACTTAGATATGCGAATCAATTCTAAAATTGAACAGCTTTCGACCTTAAATGACCTAGCAACTAAATGTACAGTGACGCTATCAGATATGCCACGAAATCCCAATAAAGGCACTTCGAATATGGAAGATACCATTGTAAAAATTATAGATTTACAAGAAGAGATTAATAGCGATATTGACCAACTTGTAGATTTAAAAAGAGAAATCATGGTCGTCATTAAAAAGATATCCAACGTAGAGTACCAGACGATACTTGAAAATAGATATTTGAGTTTTATGTCTTGGGAACAAATTGCGGTGGAGATGAAGTACAGTATCCAACAAATCTATCGCTTACGTGATAGAGCACATAAGGTTGTAGAAAAAATAGTATTTGACGAAAAGATGATAGGAAATGTTATAGAATGATAGGTTGCATCTATGATACTCTTAAGATGTCAAAAAAGAAGAAAAAGTTTAAAGTCTCAGTGATTTAGTTTCACGAGACTTTTTTCGTACCCTAAAAAAGGAGAAAGTGAATGCCAAGTAAACCAAAGAGACCCTGTTCTTATCCGAACTGTCCAAAGCTGACACACGGACGTTTCTGTGAAGAACATCAGCGACTTGAGAATAAACGATATGAAAAATACGGTAGACAATATGCGATCCACCAACGCTACGGTAGAGCTTGGCAAAAGATTAGAGACAGTTACGTAAAGACTCATCCTTATTGTGAGCTGTGTTTTAACGATGGAATCATGAAACTGGTAGAGGAAGTACATCATAAGATACCTCTTTCTAAGGGTGGAACACATGATACGGAAAATCTTATATCTCTTTGTAAAAGCTGCCATTCAAAAATTCATGCAAAAGATGGAAGTAGATGGAATAAAAGAAAAGGGTAGGGGGCATGAAAATCTCTGAAAATCGTTTGAAAGCATAACGGTGCCATGCCTTCACGCACAAAAAGAGCTTTTCAAACAGGGTATTAAAGAACGTTGATAGGAAAGGAAATTTGGTAAATGGCGAGAGACGGAACAAATCGGGGTGGAAGACGCCCAAGAGCAGGAAAGAAAGGGCAATCTGCCGTAGAAAAAATTCAAAAAGGAAGAGAGGTTCAAATTCTAAAGCAGGAGTTTGAGCCTTTTTCAGTTGAAGAATTAGAAGCTGTAGATTTACCTGAAGGTGCAGTGTTAGATGGGGTTGCTATTCCAAAACCAAGTGAGTATCTATCCGCAAAACAAAAAGACGGGAAGACACTCGGAGCAGATGAAATTTATAAAGAAACATGGCTATGGTTGAAAGAGCGAAAGTGTGAGAAACTTGTCAACAAGCGATTGATTGAATCTTATGCACAAGCCTTTGCACGATTTATCCAGTGTGAAGAAGCTACTTCGACTTATGGATTATTAGGGAAACATCCGACAACAGGTGGAGTAATTACTTCACCGTTTGTACAAATGTCTAACTTGTATCAAAAACGTGCTAACCTTTTATGGTATGAAATATATGATATCGTCAAACAAAATTGCACGGAAGTATATGACGATAGTGATGATGATATGATGGAACGTTTATTACGTTCAAGGAAAGGAATCTAAAGATGATTGAAAAAGTAAATCCAAGCCATCCAGATAAAATTGCTGACCGTATTGCGGGGGCGATTGTTGATTTGGCTTATGAATTAGAGAAAGAGCCAAAAGTAGCAGTTGAAGTGCTTATTGGTCATGGAAGTTGTCATGTAATTATTGAGACGACTGTTCAGTTTGAAAAAGAAGCTATTGAAAAAATTGTAAAAAGAATCGCTGGAGAGGTTCAACCAAATGTTGTTATCGTTCCACAAGACAAGCATTTGGAAGAAAATCAGAGTGGCATTTTAAGATGCGGAGACAATGGTATTTTTAAAGGAATGCCGATTACAAGTGAACAATTATTGTTATCAAATATTGCTCATGATTTATACGATAAGTATTTAACAGATGGGAAATATATTCTTTCAGAAAATCGATTGATTATTTGTCAAAGTCATGCAAAGACTATTGGCATTAAAGAGCAGTATCCTCAAGCGACTATTAATCCATTAGGAGATTGGACTGGAGGAACGGATGTAGATACTGGAGCTACAAATCGTAAGTTAGGTAGTGATATGGCAGACGGAGTGACAGGTGGAGGACTTCACGGGAAAGATTTATCTAAAGCGGATGTGTCGCTTAATATTTATGCATTCTTAAAAGCACAACGTCTTCAAGAACCTGTTGAGTTATGCTGCGCTATCGGTGATGAATATGTAGATGGTATTCCGTACACGGATATTGTAAAAATAGCTAAACAGTATATAGATTCCATTGGTGGATTTGAGAAATTCGCTGAGTGGGGTCTTTTTTAGTGAGGTGAGCAAATGGAACAAACAACAGAATATTATTTTGCTGATGTGAAAAGCTTGATTCCCTATGCTCGTAATGCTAGAACTCATTCGGATATGCAGGTCGCACAAATTGCGGCTAGTATTAAAGAGTTCGGTTTTCTGAATCCGATTGTGATTGCAGAAGACAATACCATACTATGTGGACATGGACGATTGATGGCTGCTCAGAAATTAGGTCTTAAAAAAGTACCTTGTGTCAAAGAAAGTCATTTAACAGAAACTCAAAGAAGAGCATTTATCATCGCTGACAATAAACTTTCCCTCAATGCAGGATGGGATAATGAATTATTATCCATTGAATTAAGTGAATTGCAGGGAGCAGACTTTGATTTAGAGTTACTTGGATTTGATGAGAAGGAACTTTCTCAATTGTTCGATGAAGGAAATGAAATCCAAGAAGACGATTTTGATGTAGATGCTGAACTAGCAAAACCTACTTTTAGTAAAACAGGAGATATTTGGTTATTAGGAAGACATCGATTAGTGTGTGGAGATTCGACAAATGAAGAGACATATAAAAACTTAATGGATAAAAGGAAAGCAAATCTTGTGATGACTGATCCACCTTATAATGTCGATTATCAAGGTAGTGCGGGAAAAATTAAAAATGACAATATGGAATCTGATAAGTTCTATCAATTTTTGTTTGATGCTTTCGTTAATATGGAACAATCAATGACTAGTGATGCCTCTATCTATGTTTTTCACGCAGATACAGAAGGACTAAATTTTAGAAAAGCATTCGTTGATGCAGGTTTTTATTTATCGGGTTGTTGTATTTGGAAGAAACCTTCATTGGTGCTTGGTCGTAGCCCCTATCAGTGGCAACATGAGCCATGCTTATATGGTTGGAAGAAAAAAGGTAAGCATCAATGGTATTCAGGAAGAAAAGAAACAACTGTATGGGAGTTTGAAAAGCCGAAGAAAAACTCAGAGCATCCGACGATGAAACCTATTCCGCTATTAGCGTATCCAATTACAAATTCTACAATGAGTAATGCTATTGTTTTAGATCCTTTTGGTGGAAGTGGTAGTACTTTAATTGCTTGCGAACAGACAGATAGAACTTGCTATACGATTGAACTTGATGAAAAGTTCTGTGATGTTATTGTCAATCGCTATTTAGAACAAGTTGGAACGGATAGAGAAATTAAAGTTATTCGTAATGGAAAGACATTCTCTTATCAAGAGGTAGTTGATTATGAAGAAGATAACACTAGGCAGTTTATTTGATGGGTCTGGAGGATTTCCGCTAGCAGCAAGAAATCTAGGAATGGAACCCATATGGGCAAGTGAGATAGAACCCTTTCCCGTATTGGTAACCAGAAAAAACTTTCCTGATATGAAGCATCTTGGTTCAATAACACAGTTAAAGGGAAACTTAATTGAACCAGTGGATGTCATCACTTTTGGGAGTCCTTGCCAAGATTTATCTATTGCGGGGAAACGAGAGGGACTAAGAGGAAATCGTTCAAATTTATTTTATGAAGCTATTCGATTGGTAAAAGAAATGAGGAGGAAAACAAATGGAGAGTATCCCAAATTCATTATCTGGGAAAATGTTTGTGGAGCATTTACCTCTAATCAAGGAGAAGACTTCCGTTGTGTCCTCGAATCCATCTCAAAAATTAAAGACGAGAACATATCAATTCCTCAATCTAGTAAGTGGCAACAAGCAGGAGAAATCGTGGGAAAGTCATTTAGTATTGCATGGCGAGTGCTGGATGCCCAGTATTTCGGAGTTCCCCAAAGAAGAAAGAGAATCTTCCTTGTCGCAGATTTTACAGGAAGAGGTGCCAAACAAGTATTATTTAACGAAGAAAGCGTGTCGAGGGATTTTGGCAAGAGCGCAACTGAAACAGAAACAACTACCTCTAGTTCTGGAAAGAGCACTACAGAATCAATTAGAAGAGGAACTGACGTAGAAACCATTCAAGAAAACGAGAGTAAAAATAGTAAAATCGACAGGAGTCATCCACCGTGTTTGTTTGAAAATCATGGGAAGGATTGCCGATATAAAGGACCTTTAAGTATTACTCCAACATTGTGTAAGACGCTTGGGACGGGAGGGAATAATCAACCTTTTGTTGTAGAAAATATCGGCAATTTTGATGTGAGATTAACTAGTGTGAATACCAAGAATAAACGACATAATGTTTATGAAACGTCAACCTCAAGAACATTAGATACTGGGGGAAATAACCCAAACGGTAACCAAGGTGGAGTTGCAATTGTATCTGTTTATTTAACCAGTAAGAATTCGTTTCATACTTTTGCGCATAAGGAGAAAACCTCAACTTTAGTTGCGAGTGATTATAAGGATCCACCCATTGTAACAACTCGGTATTGTGTCCGAAGAATCACTCCATTAGAGTGTGGAAGGCTTCAAGGTTTCCCAGATGAATGGTGCAAAGATTTAGAAATTAAAAATCCAAATGAAAATGAACTTGTTTTTTGGAGAGAACTATTTGAACAAAATAGAGTAAATCAAGGAAAGACAAAAAGAAAGTCTGATAAGCAAATAACAAAATGGTTATCGAACCCGATTACTGATAGTGCTCAGTATAAGATGTGGGGAAATGGAGTAGCATTGCCTTGTGTTCAATTTGTACTGAGTGGTGTGAAATTTCTTTTGAATAACGATTGAAATAACTTGCTATTAAGACCTTTTAGAGTGATATATAGACTGCCACAAGAAAAGGAAAGGATAATGGCAAATTATTTTGATTGAAATAGTTTAGGAGAATGATATGAAAGAAAGAGTAGAACATCTTAGAAAACAATATCCAAAAGGGACGAAGATCGAACTACTAGAAATGGATGACGTTCAAGCACCACCGATTGGTACAGTAGGAACAGTTTATGGAGTAGATGATTTGGGTTCTTTACTTGTACGATGGGAAAATGGTAGTAGCTTAAGCGTTATTGACGGAGTGGATAGAGTAAAAAAGATTAGGCATTAATGAAATTAGAAGAAAAATATAAGGAGGGCAATTGCCCTTTTTTTGTTGGGAGGAGAAACATGCAATATGAGCCGTCAAAATTTAAATTAGAATCATCAATATACAATAAGGATTTGGCGGATTACGCTGTTAATTTTATTGAATGTTTATCCCACACAAAAGGTACATGGGCAGGGAAAACTTTTAAATTATTAGACTGGCAAGAGAGAATTATTAGAGATTTATTTGGGATTGTAAAGAGCAATGGGTATCGACAATTTAATACGGCATATATTGAAATTCCTAAGAAAATGGGGAAGTCAGAGTTGGCGGCAGCAGTGGCGCTTTTATTATGTTGTGGTGATGGAGAAGAACGAGCTGAAGTTTATGGATGTGCTGCAGATAGGCAGCAGGCAACTATCGTGTTTGATGTTGCTGCGGATATGGTTCGTATGTGTCCTGCTTTAAACCGTAGAGTAAAGATTCTTGCTTCTCAGAAAAGAATTGTTTATTTACCTACAAATAGTTTTTACCAAGTATTATCGGCAGAAGCGTATTCTAAACATGGATTTAATATTCATGGAGTAGTATTTGATGAATTACATACACAGCCAAATCGAAAGCTGTTTGATGTAATGACAAAAGGTAGTGGAGATGCACGAATGCAGCCACTATATTTTTTAATCACTACTGCAGGTACTGATACAAACTCTATTTGTTATGAAACTCATCAAAAAGCAAAAGATATTCTTGAAGGTAGAAAGGTAGATTCTACATTCTATCCAGTGATATACGGAGCAGAAGAATCAGACGATTGGACTAGTCCAGAAGTGTGGAAGAAAGCTAATCCGTCCTTAGGAGTTACGGTGGGAATGGATAAAGTTCAAGCAGCATGTGAATCTGCAAAACAAAATCCAGCTGAAGAGAATGCTTTTCGTCAATTGAGATTAAATCAGTGGGTTAAACAATCTGTTCGTTGGATGCCAATGGAAAAATGGGATTTGTGCTCATTCAAAATTGATGAAGAAGATTTGATAGGAAGAGTTTGTTATGGTGGTTTAGATTTATCTTCCACAACGGATATGACCGCATTTGTTTTAGTTTTTCCGCCTAAAAATGAAGAGGATAAGTTTGTAATTTTACCATTCTTTTGGATTCCTGAAGATACGTTGGAGTTACGAGTAAGACGAGATCATGTGCCCTATGACATTTGGCAGAAACAAGGGTTCATTCAAACAACTGAAGGAAATGTAGTTCATTACGGCTACATCGAAAACTTTATCGAGCAATTAGGAGAAAAATTTAATATTAGAGAGATTGCGTTTGACCGTTGGGGTGCTGTTCAAATGGTTCAAAATCTCGAAGGGATGGGATATACAGTAGTACCATTTGGTCAAGGTTTTAAAGATATGAGTCCACCAACGAAAGAATTAATGAAATTGACACTCGAACAGAAGATAGCGCATGGAGGACATCCAGTGTTACGTTGGAATATGGATAATATCTTTATCAGAAGAGATCCAGCAGGAAATATTAAAGCAGATAAAGAGAAATCCACAGAGAAGATTGATGGTGCGATTGCGACAATTATGGCATTAGATAGGGCTATTCGTTGTGGTAATACAAACACAGAGAGTGTTTATGATAGTAGAGGGTTATTATTCATGTAAAAAGTTATTTTCAAAAGATTGTATTGTTCCGCTAAATGGGAAATGTTATTCCGATGACGTTGCTATTGTTCCGATAAATGGTATAATGCAAGAGACAGGAGGAATCATTTATGTATATAACAGTGAATCAAGCTGCTAAAAAATGGGGACTATCTGATAGAAGAGTAAGAAATTTATGTGTAGCTGGAAAAATCCCTGGAGCATATCGAGAAGGTAGAGCGTGGAAAATACCGTCTGATGCCACTAAGCCAACGGATGGAAGATATAAGAGTAAGGAAGCTCTTATTCCAATCATAGAAGAAAAATTAGAAATCCTGAAAAAAAGAAGACCACTAACAGAAGGAGAATTAGAAAGATTAAATGAGGAATTCTTAGTAGAATTTACTTATAATTCTAATGCGATTGAAGGCAATACACTAACTTTACGCGAGACGGATATGGTACTTAGAGGACTTACTATTGACCAGAAGTCGTTTAAGGAACATATGGAAGTTATTGGGCATAAAGAGGCTTTTGATTATGTTAGACAGCTTGTTAGTGAAAATGCTCCGATATCTGAGAAAATCATAAAAGATATTCACTATTTTGTTTTGGCAGACAAAAAGGATGATAGAGGTGTATTCCGAAGAGTTCCAGTTAGAATAATGGGAGCAGCACATGAACCAGTGCAACCTTATTTAATTATTCCTAAAATGGAAGAGTTATTGGAACGGTATAAGAGTAGTGAAGAAGACATTGTAACTAAAATGGCTCGTTTTCATATTGAATTTGAAGGAATTCATCCTTTTATTGATGGGAACGGTAGAACAGGTAGACTTCTAGTAAACTTGGAACTGATGAAAGCAGGATTTCCACCAATAGATATTAAGTTTACGGATAGATTGAAATACTATCAAGCCTTTGATGAATACTATGCAAATGATGATATCTCAGCAATGGCAGATATGTTTGCAAGGTATATTAATCAACGACTAGATTTATATTTATCTATTTTGGATTGAAAGGAATCTACAAGAAAAATTTAACATGAAGAATTTTATTAATTTCTTTTTTTTATATTTTAGGGGGAATAAGCATGGCAAATAGGATGAGAAGTGTGAACGTTGAACGCCTAGCAAAATTATTGTACTATCGTTTTAAATCTAGATATGGTTTATACCGTCAATTGAAAGAAAGTGGAGTATCAGAGAGTGATTTGAAAATAATGGAGAAATCCTATGGAGACCATAGCTTCATTTCTGAAATCGGGGTCGAGACATTTTATGACAGTGATTATTGGATTAAGTATGAAGAATTATTTGTTCAGAATTTTAATATTAAGTTAAATTCGAAAAAACGCAGACAATATCTTGTAGTCGATTATTTCAGTGAAAAATCATTGGATTTAATTGATAGTGAAATTGAATTTAACACTTCAAATTTTTCTTTTGAGCATATGGTTCCTAAAGGAAAATACATTTTTAATCGAATAAAAGAAGAGGCTAAAAAGAACATATCCGATGATGAACTTCAAAAATTAATCTATAAGCTGATTGATAAATACTACTATGTAGCATTAATTACCAGGGAGGAAAATAAAAAATTATCTAATAAAGGGTATAAACAAAAAATGCCTGAGGATTGGGACTGGGAATCAATTAAAGCTAGATACCAAAAAGCGGGGATTACAATATGTCGGAATCCAATCTTTGAAAAAATGTAAACAACCAAGTAGATAAAGAATATTTAAGCATCCATCTTGACGATGGGTGCTATTTTTGTACTCAAAATGAAAGGAAGGTACAACTGTTGAAGATATTATCCAATTTATTTAAGAGTAGAGATAAGCCTACTAATCGGGTAAATGGGAATGCATATAGTTTTTTTATGGGTGCTAGTTCTAGTGGACGAAGAGTGACAGAAAGAACAGCGATGCAAATGACCGCGGTATACAGTTGCGTTCGAATCTTATCGGAGACACTAGCTAGTCTACCATTACATATTTACGAGTCTTGTGAAACTAATTCTAGGAAAGCTATCAAACATCCGCTATATAAATTGCTGCATGATGAACCAAATCCCGAGATGACCAGTTTCATTTTCAGAGAAACGTTGATGACACATTTATTGTTGTGGGGAAATGCTTACGCACAAATTATTAGGAATGGTAAGGGTGAGGTGCTTGCTCTTTATCCATTGATGCCAGATAGAATGCGAGTCGATAGAGATGAATATGGACAACTTTATTATGAATACATGCTGTCAGACAGTGATGCAAACGCAAAGGAAAGTGGTGCCGTTCGTTTATCTACACAAGATATTCTTCATATTCCTGGACTTGGGTTTGACGGTCTAGTCGGATATAGCCCAATAGCGATGGCAAAGAACGCGATAGGAATGGCCATTGCTACAGAAGAGTATGGTGCAGCATTTTTTGCTAACGGGGCAACTCCTAGCGGAATTTTAACGCATCCTGGTGTGATTAAAAATCCTGAAGCAATGAGAGAAAGTTGGTCGAAAGGTTTCGGGGGAAGAAATAGCCATAAAGTAGCCATTCTAGAAGAAGGAATGAATTATACTCCAATCTCGATTGCTCCAAATGAAGCACAATTTTTAGAAACAAGAAAATTTCAATTAAATGAGATAGCTCGAATTTTCAGAGTTCCACCGCATATGGTCGGAGACTTAGAAAAATCGAGCTTTTCTAATATTGAGCAGCAATCACTAGAATTTGTAAAATACACACTTGATCCATGGGTGAGTCGTTTTGAACAAGCAATGACAAGACGCTTATTGACTGACGATGAAAAGAAGAAATACTACATCAAATTCAATGTGGACGGATTGATGAGGGGAGATTATCAAAGTCGAATGAATGGATATGCAACCGCACGTCAAAATGGATGGATGAGCGCTAATGATATTCGTGCGTTAGAAAATTTAGATTTAATCTCGGATGAAGAAGGAGGAAATCTGTATCTAATTAATGGAAATATGCTACCACTAAAAAATGCAGGAGCATTTGCTAAACAAGAAAAGGAGGAGAAAGAGAATGAGGAAATTTTGGAATTGGAAGACGATTCGAAATAACAAAGATGAGCCGACTGAATCAGTTTTATTTCTAAACGGAACAATTGCCGAGGAGTCTTGGTTTGATGATGATGTCACGCCGATGATTTTTAAAGAAGAACTTAATCAACATAAAGGAGACATTACGGTATGGATTAATTCTCCAGGTGGGGACTGTATTGCTGCAGCACAAATTTATAATTTACTGATGGAGCATAAAGGAAATGTAACCGTAAAAATTGATGGAATTGCTGCTAGTGCTGCGTCGGTTATTGCTATGGCAGGCACAACAGTTCTTATGAGTCCAGTTGCAATGCTTATGATTCATAATCCGATGACAGTGGCATACGGAAATACTGAGGAGATGCAGAAAGCCATAGAAATGTTAAATGAAGTGAAAGAGTCAATCATCAATGCTTATGAATTAAAAACAGGACTATCAAGAAATAAGTTGTCAAAACTCATGGATAACGAAACTTGGATGGATGCTAGAAAAGCAGTTGAATTAGGATTTGCTGACAGTATGGTCGAAAGACAGTTAACAGATTTAAAACCACCTAACATTTCTACTATGTATTCTGAAGCAGTGCTCACAAATTCTTTGATGGAGAAGTTAAAGAAAGATTGGGAGAAACAAACAAAACAAAATAATAAACAAGTATCAGCCGATTCCTTATTGGAACGGCTATTTTTATTGAAAAAATAGGAGGGAACTATAAATGACAAATTTACAAAATCTTATCGAGAAACGTGCTAAAGCTTGGGAAGGTGCTAAAGCATTTGTAGAAAGTAAAAAGGATAAAGATGGGCTTTTAAAAGAGGAAGACGTTCAAACTTATAACGAAATGGAAGCGAAGATTGCGCAATTTAGTTCAGAGATTGAACGTGTATCGCGTATGGAACAAATGGAGAAAGAACTATCTAAACCGATGAATACTCCATTAACAGGAAAGCCTATGGCTGAAAAAATGCAGAGTGAAAAAGAACAAAAGAATGCAATGCATAAAGATGCGATGTTAAAAGCCTTACGTAGTAATTTCCGTCAAGTGGATAATGTTCTACAAGAGAAAGTGGATGCAGATGGTGGTTATCTTGTGCCAGAAGAATATGATAATCGCTTAATTCAATCACTAGAAGGTGAGAATATCATGCGTCAATTAGGGCACACAATAACAACTAGTGGGGATCATAAAATCAATATTGCAGCAACTACACCTGCAGCGGCATGGATCGATGAAGGAGGACAATTAACATTCGGTGAAGCAACTTTCAAACAAGCATTACTGGATGCGCATAAACTTCATGTTGCTATTAAGGTGACTGAAGAATTGTTATATGATAGTGCGTTTAATTTAGAAAACTATATCCTTGAGCAGTTCGGTAAGGCTTTAGCTAACGCTGAAGAGGATGCATTTTTAAATGGAGACGGTACAGGTAAACCGACAGGTGTATTCCATCAAACAAATGGGGGAACCTATCTTACTGAAGTTGCAACTTTAAAAGCGGATGACATTATTAATTTAATTCATGCTTTAAAACGTCCATATCGTAAAGGAGCGGTGTTTATTTTAAATGATAAGACAATTGCTGCAATTCGAAAATTAAAAGACAACAATGGTGCGTATATGTGGCAACCATCTTATCAAGTTGGAGAACCAGACCGATTGTTAGGTTATCCAGTATATACTTCTCAGTTCGCACCAGAGAATAAAATCGCTTTTGGCGACTTTAGTTATTACAACATCGGTGATCGTGGAACTCGTTCATTCAAACAATTAACAGAATTATTTGCAGGAAATGGCATGATTGGATTTGTTGCAAAAGAGCGAGTAGACGGCAAATTAATTTTAAAAGAAGCTGTTCAAATTTTACCAATTAAAGCTTAAGGAGGAAGAAGATGGTCACTCTAGATGAAGTGAAAAACTATTTGAGAGTAGATACGAAAGATGATGACCATCTTCTATCTACTCTTATTCTAACTAGCGAACAACTTTGTAGAGATATTCTTAGAATTGAAAAAGATTCTGAATTTTTTGAAAGGTCAACAGTTATAAAAATTGCTATTTTATATTCTGTTGCATACTTGTACGAGCACAGGGAAGAAGCCAATCACAAAGAATTAACCTTAACTTTACGAGCATTATTATTTGGCGCTAGAAAGGCGGATTTTTAATGCAAATTAATCTGATGAATGAACGAATTCAGTTGTTAGTACCTCGAGTGGAAAAAGATAGAATTGGAAATCATTTTAATGATTGGCATCAAATTTATGAATGTGCAGCACAAGTAAGTGAGATACGTCCTGGGGAGAAAGATACAGGGCATATTGTTTATGATGATACGCAATTAACCTTCAAAGTAAGATATTCTAACGAAGTATCTCATTTGGATTCAACAAAGTTAAGAATTATGTTTCATGGTGAAAAATACGAAGTTTTAGGAATAGATTATTTAAATTATAAATACAAACAGCTTCAAATACATGCGAGGAAGGTGTCTGAATGGTCAAGGTAGATTTGAGTAGACTGGGAGATGTTATCGAACAAGAATTACAGACATATGCTAACCTCACCACTGAAGAAGTAAAAGGGATTGTTCTGGAGACTGCAAAAGAAATACAAGATGAGATTCAGTCTGCCGCACCTATAAAAAGTGGAAAGTATTCAAAAAGTTGGGCGGTTAAAAAACTTAACGAATCAGGTCATAAATTACAGGTTGTTGTTCATTCGAAAAATCGCTATCAATTAACTCATTTACTTGAATTTGGTCATGCCAAACGTGGTGGAGGACGAACTAAGGCTATGCCGCATATTGCTACTGCGGAGAGTAACGGTATTAAGCATTTTGAAGAAAAACTAAGGAGAGAATTGAATGGATAAATTAGTAGAACTATTAGAACGAATCAACCTTCCCTTTACCTATCATCATTTTGCTGAAGGTGAAAGTCCAAATCCACCCTTTGTCATTTATTTCATTCCTGAACAAGATCACTTTTCCGCAGATGGCGTAATTTACCATAAACAGTTAGTGGTTCGATTTGAACTGTATACAGATAAAAAGGAACCAGAGAAAGAAAAAGTGATAGAGCAAGTTTTTTCTCAATATGAGATTTTTTATCAAAAGGAAACTATCTGGATTGAGGAAGAAAAGCTCTACGAGACAATATATTTATTCGAAATGGAGGAAGAATAATGGGAAATAAAATTAAATATAATTTAAAGAACGTTCATGCCGCAAAACTAACCATTGGCAGTAATAATTCCTATTCATACGAAACACCAAAAACAATTCCCGGAGCGGTAAGTATTAGTTTAGAAGCGGAAGGCGATTCAAGTCCATTCTATGCGGATGGAGTGGTTTATTTTAGAACCACATCTAATAATGGATATAGTGGAGACTTAGAAATGGCACTTATTCCAGAATGGTTTCGTACTGAAATCTTAAAAGAAAATCTAGATAAAAATGGAGTGCTTGTTGAAAAATCAGACACAAGTGGTGCTGAAAAATTTGCATTACTCTTTGAGTTTGATGGAGACCAAAAAGGAATTAGACATGTGCTTTACAACTGTTCAACATCACGACCTTCTATTGAGTCGAAAACAAAAGAAGATAAAATCGAACCAGGTACAGAAAAGTTAAGTCTTACAGCAGATCCAAGAGAGGATGGATTGGTAAAAAGTCGTACAGGAGATAATACCAAAGAAGAGACCTATAAGAATTGGTATCAAACGGTATATTTACCGCAAAATACAGAAAGTAGTGCACAGGCTCTTTCTACTGGTCGTTAGGAGGAGTTGAGAAATGCAGGAAAAAACAATACGAATTGATAACAAAGAAGTCTCTTTTAAATCATCAGCGACAATCCCACGATTGTATCGATTGAAGTTTAAGAGAGATATTTTCAAAGACCTAACAAAACTAGAAAAAGCATATCAAAAAAATGAATCGGGATTCGAAATTGATGATTTAGAAATTTTTGAGAATGTTGCTTACATCATGGCGTTTCATGCAGATAATACTATTTCAAAAACTATCGAAGAGTGGCTCGACCAGTTTGAGATGTTTTCAATCTATGAAGTACTCCCAGAAATTTTAGAGTTATGGGGAAGTAATCTACAAGCAGATATTGAAAGTAAAAAAAAGTTAGTAAAAGTAGTCGAGAAATGACAACCCCCTTATTTCTTTTACGTTGTTTAGAAGTAGGGATTTCTATTCAAGATTTAGACTTATTAACTATAGGATTAGTTCTTGATATGTGGACAGAAAAATCCAATGATAATATGAAATATGAACAAGTTGCTCAACAAGAAGATTTCGATAAATTTTAATTTCTAAAGATAAGGGGTTGCTCATCCGCCTTTTGGAGGATATTATTAAATTAAGGCGATTGAGTAACTACCTGAATAATTGATTAGAGGAATCTTAATGAGAGTACAAATATCATTTACGATTGAAGAATACGATAAACTGCTTAAGCAATCTAAAATTGAAGGTTATCCTGATGTCATTAGTTATGCTAAGGATAGATTGTTACATAATAAGAACTTTTTGGAATTGTGGGAAGAAGTGACTTCAAAGATTGAAAATCTAGAATCAGGAATGGAATTTACCCTAAGAGATTTAGTATCAACTCCGCCAGCCAATCTAGGGGTAAAACTTTTTCAGAATCAAAAAATGCTTGGAATTATTAAAATAGGAAAAGATAATCTTAACTCAAACATTTTTAAGAAAGTTTAGGAATGCTTATTCGAATTGGAGAGGAAATATTTATGGATAAGATTGTGTCTAAAATTGTAGCTTTGGTAGTTCCAGGATTAGTATTATTTGTGGCTTTAAGCGCTACAGTTATCACAACAGCATTGGCAGCCATTGGACCATTTGGAATTCTTGGTGGAATAGCTTTTTTAGGAATAATTGCATTATTTTCTCAGGCGATAACAGAGTTCGGTTTTGAAAGAATCTATGTGCAGGTTATAAAGGAGTTAATAAAGAAGGGTGAAACCAAAGAGTCAATTCTTAAGAAGATAGATTCTTATAAAATTTCAAAACAATTAAAATTGGAGTTAAAATATTTTTTAAGTGAAAATTGTCCAAAAGATTTAGACAATCTAGAATAATTTGTAAAAGAAGTATGGACCTCTAAAAAGTATGTGTTATAATTAACAAAACAAATATTTTTGGAGGGATACATATGGGGTTATTCGATGGTTTATTTGGGAATAAATATGATGATTTAGACTGCGATTGGTATTGTGACAATTGTGGGGCATTCATGAATTCACAATCGGGGTTTACTGTTCATTCAGGAACTTGGAAATGTAAGGCTTGCGGTTATAAGAATGATGTAACGGCTGCGAATATTTATGATGATGACTATGAAGATGATGACGATAGCGAAAGACTTTCTGTTTACGAAGCTGCCCTAATTTGGGAATCTAATGGAAAGGATGAAGATTATACTTTTGGATATTCTGAAGAAGATTTGGAAGATGCTTTAGATTAATTTTCGTATCTGTAAACTTTGCTTTAAAATAATTACCATTAGCACCTATTTAGGTGCTTTTTTTGTACACATTTTTAAGAAGGAGGGGAGATATGGCGAATCGAATAAAAGGAATTACCGTTGAAATCGGTGGGGACACAACGGGGTTAGATAAAGCACTTAAAGGTGTAAATACGACTATTCGTACAACGCAGACATCACTAAAGGATGTAAACCGATTGTTAAAGCTAGATCCAGGAAATGCACAGTTGTTAGCGCAGAAACAGAAATTATTGCAGGAGTCTATAAAGGGAACTACTGAAAAGTTATCAGCATTAAAGGAAGCTGATAAACAAGCAAAACAGCAATTGATAGACGGAAATCTTGGTCAAGACAAATACGATGCACTTCAACGAGAAATTATTGAAACGGAACAAAGTCTACAAAAGCTAGAAGAACAAGCCAAAAAAGTCCCTTCTTCTTTATCAGTTGGTTTTAGTGAAGCGGGTGAAGAACTAAAATCAGTTGGTGAAAAGACTACAGAATTAGGTACAAACTTAACAACACATATCACGGCTCCAATCACTGCGATTGGGGCTGTTTCTTTGTCCGCTTTTAATGAAGTTGATAGAGGTTTAGATACGATTATTACCAAAACAGGAGCAAGTGGAGAATCCTTAGAGGAAATGAAAGGAATCTTAGAAAGGATTGCGACGAGTATTCCAACTGATTTTGAAACTGCGGGAAAAGCTATTGGAGAAATTAACACTCGGTTTGGTCTTACAGGAGATGCACTGGAGAGACTAGCGACTAAGTTTATTAAATTTGCGGAATTAAATAATACTGATGTCTCTAGTGCAGTTGACCGAACACAAAAAGTTATGACAGCTTTTGGATTAACGACAGATGACGTTGGCGCTTTACTGGATACTATGAATGCAGTAGGTCAAAGAACAGGTATTAGTATGGATACCTTAGCAACATCTATGGTAACGAATTCTGCAGCTTTACAACAACTTGGATTCTCCGCTAGTGATGCAGCGAACTTCCTAGGGAATGTAGAAATGTCAGGTGCTGATACAAGCCAAGTGATGAGTGGATTAACAAAGGCTTTAGCTAACGCAACTGCTAAAGGAAAACCAATGAATGAAGCTCTCTCAGAAATCCAACAAAGTATGACAAACGCTAAAAGCGAAACAGAGGGGTTAAAAGTTGCATATGAATTGTTTGGAAAGAAAGCAGGGGCTGCAATCTATCAAGCGTGTAAAAATGGATCGTTATCCTTCGAACAATTAGGAACTTCTCTGCAAGAGAATTTGGGGAATGTGGAACAAACGTTTGATGCAACGCTTGATCCAATAGATAGCTTTAAAACGACTATGAATAGTTTGAAACTTGTCGGTGCTGACGTTGGGAACTCGTTAATGACAGTATTAGAACCCGTTTTAAAACAAGTAGCTAGTGGATTAAAAGGCCTTAAAGAAAAATGGAATAGTTTATCTCCTGGTATGCAGAATGCAATTGTAAAGTTTGTTTTATTAGCTGCTACAGTGGGACCTGTTATCGTCATCATTGGAAAATTTATTTCTGCAATAGGTGTTATTGTTTCTGCAATAGGGAGTTTGATTTCTGTTTTCACAGGAGCATCCGTTGGGATTGGAGCGCTCTCGACAGCCCTATTACCAATTATAGGAACAATTGCAGCAGTTGTTGCAGCGGTTGTTGCCATCGTATTAGCCATTCAAAACTGGGGAAGCATTGTAGAGTGGTTTAAAGGTGTATGGGAAACTATCGTACAAACAATTAGCAGTGTCATGCAGACAATCTCAATGTTGTTTTCAACAGTTTGGACGAGTATTACTACTACTTTGCAGGGAACATGGGAGACGATAAAAAATGTTGTTCAAGTAGGTATTCTGGCAATTGGAGCGGTACTTGAAGCAGCGCTTGGAATCATCACCTTACCGTTTCAATTTATTTGGGAAAACTGCAAAGAAGTATTGATGAGTGTATGGACTGCGATGAGTGAGACTGTATCTAACGTATTAAATGCTATAGGGACGGTGATTAATAGTGTTCTAAGCAGCATTCTTGGAATATTTACGAGTATTTGGCAAGGCATTAGTGGAGTGGTTATGTCGGTATTAAATAATATTCTGACGGTCATTACTACAGTCTTTAGTACCATCAGCAATGTAACTTCTACAGTATGGAATGGGGTTTCGTCAGTAATTACTGAGATTATAAATGCCATTCAAAGTGTCGTATCATCTGTGTTTACTACTTTATCTAATACAGTAAGTGCTGTTTTTAATGGCATAAAGAACACTGCTGTTTCAGTTTGGAATGGTGTGAAAGCAGCTATTATAGGACCTGTTCAAGCAGCTAGAGATACTGTGAAATTGGCGGTAGATGCCATTGTAGGATTCTTTTCAGGAATAAGATTAGAGTTACCACATATCAGCTTACCTCACTTTAGCATCCAAGGTAGTTTCTCCTTGGCACCACCCTCTGTACCACATTTATCAATTGATTGGTATAAAGAAGGCGGTATTATGACACGTCCGACAATCTTTGGGATGAACGGAAGTAGTTTGTTGGCCGGAGGAGAAGCAGGTCATGAAGCTATTTTACCGTTAAAAGGATTTTATACTCAATTGGATCAAATGTTGTCGCAAAAATTAAATTTTGGCGGCATGGAACAGTACTTAGCTATTATTGCTGACAATAGTAGTAAAGGTATTTATTTAGAAGATGGCACGTTGGTTGGAAAGTTATTACCATCAATTGACCAAGGGTTAGGAAGAATGGCTATAAGGAGAGAACGAGGATGAAGAGAATAATTATCAATGGTGTTGATTTTTATCATCAGTTCCATGCAGTACTTGAAGATTATGATATTGAATCTCCAGAACCAAAAATTGTAAAAGTTTCGGTTCCTGGACGGAATGGAGATTTGGATATGAGTGAAGCCTTAACAGGGACAATTGCATATAACAATAGACAAATCACAGTTCGTTTAGGACTGGTTGGACGATTGAAAGAAAGGTTAGAAAGAGAACAAAAATTATTACAGCTGATTGCAGGAAATCGAGTTCGACTGACTTTTTCTCATCTGGAAGGCTATTTTAAGGGGCGCTGTTGGGTAAAAGAAATTCAATTAGATAATGATTCTCATACTACAATAGTGCTTACTATTGACTGTGAACCATATCGATATGAATTAGAAAAACACGAGATTTCGTTAGAATTATCAGGTAAGGATGAGGAGGTACAATGTAAAAATTTACAAATGCCTACTCAACCAATCATTATTACAACAAATAAAACAACGATTCAATTTCAAAAACAATCTATTAGTGTTCAGGCAGGCGAACATTTATTACCATTTCTTTTTACTAGCGGAGAAAATACTATAAAGATTAGTGGAAGTGGAATGGTTACTATTCAATATCAAAGGGGAGTGTTATGATGTATACCATTTATGCAGATAATGAACTGATATATGATCCTCGTAGTGTTGACTATACGATTCTGCAAGGAGAATTAACGCTAGGTTTGAATCAATCAGGGACTTTAAAAATAATGTTACCACCGACAAATCCAAGTTATGACAGAATTAAATTAATGAAGAGTATTATTTCTGTATATGAGAATCAACAGCTAATCTTCCGAGGAAGACCCTATGCACCAAGTGTTGATTTATATAGAAAGGATACCATCGAATGTGAAGGGGAGTTGGCCTATCTAAATGATAGTGTTCAACTTCCTTTTTCAATGGAGACGGGAGATGTTCGGTCATTATTTGAGAAGATTATTCATCAACATAATGCAACAATGCCACCGGAAAAACAATTTTTAGTAGGTGAAGTGACTGTAAAGAATTCTACTGTAGAAGGAAATGTCACTAGGGGAAATGGTGAGTATATTTCAACTTGGAAATACTTAATGGAAAAGATAGTAAAGCCCTTAGGTGGAACATTGTGGATTCGTTACGTGGGTGATCAGCGATATTTAGATTATTTAGCAGACCTTAATACCATCGGAACTCAAGAAATTACTCAAACCATTAATGTTCTTAGTGCCAAGAAAGAAACTACGTCTGAAGAACTAGCGACAGTTATTCTTCCATTAGGAGCAAAAATCAAAAAGGAAGACAGTGAGGAAGAAGAGTTTCTTACATTAGAAAAATTAACAGGAAGTATCTTTCTTAAATCTGAGGATGGTATCAGGCAATACGGAGAAATTTTAAAAGTAGTGCATCACGATAATATTACAAAAGCTGAAAATCTATTAAAAGCAGGAGAGAAGGATTTGCAGGCATCGCTAGGAGTTCAAACAACAATAACCATTTCTGCAGCAGATTTATCAAAAGCAGGATACACTGTTAGCCCTTTTCAATTAGGAACAAAAATACCAGTAAAGGTTCCAAGTTTAGAAATCGATGAAAAAATGTTGATAAATAGTTTGACGATTGATTTACTGAATCCTGAAAGTAACACGTTGACAATTGGAAAAACCATGATGTCGCTCACTGGATATCAAGCAGAAACAAGAGCCAGCGTTGAAACTATGGGTATGCAGCTCCAACAAGAAATTCAAAATGCCAAGCAGGATGCTATTGTCAGAGTTGTTAAAGAAACAAATTCTAATATCACACAATCAGCTGAAAATGTAAAAAGCGAAGTATCCACTAAATATTACAATAAAGAAAAATCGAATGAGTTACTGGAATCGATTCGGTCAATGATTACACAAACGGCTGGAGCGATTGAATTTAACTTTAATCAATATAAAAAAGAGCAAGCCGCCATAAACGGAGATACAGCAGGAAAGTTTGCAGAACTTACTAAGTATATTCGATTTGTTGGTGGCGATATTATTTTAGGGCAAGAAAACAATCCATTAACACTTCGTATTGAAAATGAACGTATTCGCTTTTTGGAAAACGGGGTTAGTAGTGCCTATTGGCAGAATAGAAAATTTTATGCGGTAGATGGAGAGTTTATTAATCAATTAAAACTTGGAAAGTTCGCTTTTATTCCACGGAGTACAGGTAACTTAACCTTTACGAAGGTGGTGGAATAGGTGAGTGGAAGTTTTTATACCAATAGTTATGATGACCGTTATTTGACATTTTCTTGGCATTTAAATCGACAAAGCATCGAAAGTAACCAAAGTGTCATTGATTGGAAAGTAACAGGTTCGGGCGGAAGTTCTTATACATGGTATATGGCGGGGAATTTCTTAGTAAAAATAAATGGAAGTGTTGTATTTAATTCATCAACACGTATTCAGTTGTATAACGGGACGGTAGTGGCGAGCGGACAAATAACAATTGATCATAACGGTGATGGAACTGGAGGTTTCAATGCTTATGTCGAGGCAGGAATCTATTATTATGCCGTGAACTGTTATGGGAATGGGTCATGGAGTTTACCAACGATTCCACGAGCAACTCAACCTAGTGCCAATAAAACGAATGTGACCTATGAAGAAGAGTTTATTATTGAGTTACCAAGAGCATCTAGTCGTTTCACACATACGCTTCAAGCAGGTGTAAACGGAACAATAGCTTTTACTGAAATTGCAAATAATATTCAAACTCAATACCGCTTTAGTATTCCAAAGGAATGGGCAAAATATCTGCCAAGCAGTCAACATCGTGTGCGGGTAAGAGTAATCACTTTTGATGGGAATACAGAGATAGGGAGTAAAGAAATACAAACACCTTTAAGTGTTCGTCCAACAGATGATATGAAACCTATTGTTTATTTGACCTTATCTGACGAAACAAAATTAAAAGATAAATATGGCGGTTTTATAAAAGGTCAATCAAAAATACAGGCTACAGTCTCTGAACAACTCTACTTAGGTACAGGAGTACAAACGAGAACGTTAGTTTTAGATGGCATTACGTATCAGACATCAAAGCAGATTTCTCAAATTCTTAGCAGTACGAAGCAAACTGTTCGTGCGAGTATCACCGATGAACGTGGGATGACAGGGGTGGCTGAAGAAACGCCATTAATATATGATTGGGCACCACCTTTAATTTCGAGTATTCATTTTCAACGGTGTAAGAAAAATGGAATTGATGATGAAGAAGGAGATTTTATCAAGGTTGTATACGACGTTTCTATATCACCTATCAACCAGAAAAATGCTAAATCTATTCGAGTAGGCATTAAGAGACAGAATAGCGACAATTATACCTATCAAAGCGTAAGAGTAGAACAGTATCAAAAGAAATCTCAGGTAATTGTTCCAGCAAGTGGTGAATATTCATGGGATATCGTATTTGAAGTCAGCGATGCATTTACTACGAGTCGAAGCATTGGTCAAGTTGGAACAGCTAGTGTCTTGATGGATTTTCACTATTCTGGTAGAGGAATGGCCATTGGAAAAGTTTCTGAACAAGAAAACTGTTTAGAATTAAGCCCTAAATGGACGTTTAAACTAGAAGGGAAAACATTAGAAAAGTACATTAAACAAATTATTTTAGGAATGTATCCAGTAGGAAGTGTCTATTGTTCAACCGCAAATACCGATCCAAGCACATTTGTTGGTGGGACTTGGACTCGGTTTGGTCAAGGACGAACACTAGTAGGGTTAGATGAAAAAGATAGTAAATTTTCAACAAGTGAAAAATTAGGAGGAAGTATTGATTTGCCTCTTCCAGAAGTTGGTGGCTTGGGTGTAGGTAATCATCCAAGCTATTTAAATAGCAACGTAATGTCAGAATACGGAAGTGAAGGTCGTGGATGGGATGTTCACTCAAGTAATGAGATGAAACCAGCTATTAAAAAAGTAGATAACTATGATAAGTTGCAACCGTATATCACCGTATATATGTGGAAGCGAACAGCATAAAAGGAGGAGAACAATGAAAACAACATTAATGAATATTCAAGGTGGAATTTCTGTTTTGGGAGGAATTTTAGGATGGTTTCTAGGAGGAATGGACGGGTTACTGTATGCTTTGGTGACATTTGTAGTATTGGACTATATCACTGGCATGTTAAACGCGATAGATAAGAAACAACTTTCTAGTTCAGTCGGATTTAAAGGGATTGCTAGAAAGATTATCATCTTTACGTTGGTAGGTATTGCTAATATTTTAGATGTGCATATCCTAGGTAGAGCAGGAGTTCTTAGAGCAGCTGTTATCTTTTTCTATCTATCAAATGAAGGAATTTCAATCCTAGAGAATGCTACTAAATTGGGACTTCCTATCCCAATTAAATTACAAAATATTTTAGAACAGTTAAATAAAAAAGAGGAGGAAAAATAAATGGTAGAAAAAATCAATGAAACATTAATGAGTGATAGTGGTCGTTTAGTTAATTTGGAGTTTGTTGTGATTCATAACGATGCAGGCTCTATGACACCAAAACAATATATCGATTGGTTGCGTTATCGAGACAAGGACTTGGGAATCGCGCATTATTATTGTAATCGAGATTGTATTGCTCGAGTAGTAGATACGTTTAATATCGGTTACCATACTGGAGATTGGTGGAGTAACTGTCGTTCGATTGGTTATGAAGTATGCGAAAGTATGAAAGTGAGTGACACTGAATTTCTACAGAATGAAGATGTAACACTCATGCAAGTTACGGAAGATTTATTGTTCTATGGTTTACCTATTACAACTCAGACAGTAAGACTTCATCATGAGTTTGTACCTACAACGTGCCCTCACAGAAGTATGGAGTTACATGGTGGAAGTACCGAAAGTGTGAAGAAATACTTTGTGGATCGAATGAATTACTTTGCAACTCTAGGTTCAACTGTTGAAGAGATGATGGAACAATTTAACGGAGAGGTAGTCGTAGAAAAAGTAACCCCAAAAGAAAATGCACTTAAGAGTGATGAAACAGTTGCTAATGAAGTATTACAAGGGGTATGGGGAAATGGAAATGAACGAATTGAACTTTTAACTGATGCGGGTTATGATGCTCAGAAAATCCAGAGTATCGTTAATCGATTACTGTTAGGAGAAGATGATGAAGACGTTGTAGATATTGATGAAGTTGCACAAGAAGTTATTCAAGGAGAATGGGGTAATGGAGATGAACGAAGAGTAAGATTAGAAAATGCGGGATATAATTATCAAGCAGTCCAAGATAGAGTTAATGAATTACTAGGGGAATGATTGTATAGAGCCTACTACAGAAATTGTCTGTGGCAGGCTTTTTTTATTTATCTAAAAATATATTTCTATAAAAAATCCAGGGGTTAAAAAATCTAATCATTTGTTTGCCTGTGATGTAAGGAGGACTGATTATGAACTCAAAAGAGAAGTCTAGAATTATTGAACTCAGGCAAGAAGGATTGGGTTATAAACGTATCGCGAGTGAACTAAATATTAGTGTGAATACCGTCAAATCGTTTTGTCGAAATCATCAATTAACAAGTAAGTATTTTCCTAAACCAATCAAATGTAAAACCTGTAAAAAAGAGATTCAACAAAATTTCAAAAGAAAAGCTAGGGTATTTTGTTGCGAATCTTGTAAACAAAAGTGGTGGAATGAGAATAGAACTGCTTATAAGAATACGCAATTAATTGATACATTTTGTCAGTGTTGTGGAAAAACTTTTAAGTCGTATTCTAAAACTCAAAGAAAGTTTTGTTGCCACGGTTGTTATGTTCATTACCGTTTTAAAGTCGGTGATGAGATTGGATAAAGAACAACATAACGAAATGATGTATCAACTCAGCATGTCTGTTGCTAGAAAACTATTTTATAAAAATCTCATTACTAGGAATGAATTAAAGGAGATGCATGAGATGTTAGTGAAAAAATATCATCCTTATATTGGAGAACTATTATCAGCTAAAGAGTTGATAAATTAGCTTTTTAGAGTGATATATAGACACAGAAAAGGAGGTATAGGATGAAAACGATACAAAAAATTGATGTCAAAAGAGAATTGTTTGTAGAAAAAAAGAGGGTCGCTGCATATGCTCGTGTATCAAAAGATACAGATAAATTGCAGCACTCCTTATCAGCTCAAGTCAGCTACTATAGTCGAACCATTCAAAGTAACCCTGAATGGGAATTTAAAGGCGTGTATTCTGACTATGGCATAACAGGTACTAGTATGGATAAACGCCCTGAATTTTTACAAATGATAGAAGAATGTAAAAAAGGGAATATTGACATTATCCTGACTAAATCAATAAAGCGGTTCGCAAGAAATACAGTTGATTTACTAAGAGTTGTTCGAAACTTAAAGTCTATGGGAGTTGAAGTGCGCTTTGAAAATGAAAAGATTCATTCGTTAAGTGGAGAAGGAGAATTGATGTTGTCGATTCTTGCTTCATTTGCTCAAGAAGAAAGTAGATCGTTATCGGATAATATTAAATGGTCTCTAAGAAAGAGATATGCAGAAGGATTATTAAGTAAACAACAAGAAGCTTATGGATATAGATGGAATGGTGAAAACTTGGTTATCAATAAAGAAGAAGCTTCAGTTGTTAGAAGAATGTTTACAGAATATCTAAATGGATATTCAAGGAGAAGAATCGCTAAAGGATTGAATCATGATGGGATTCGTACTGGTCACGGTAATCAATGGGCAGATTACAATGTAAAAGCAATTCTTAAAAACATTTCATATACAGGTAACATTGTACTTCAACAGTATTTTACGATTGATCCTATCTCAAAAATAAAAAAACTTAATCAGGGGGAGTTGTCAAAGTATTTTATTGAAAACAATCATGAACCCATCATATCCAAAGAAATGTTTGAGAATACTCAAAAAGAAATGCAAAGAAGAAAAGAAGGAGGTGCTTTTACGAATCCTGCAATTCAAACTTCTGAATTAACGAGTAGGATATGTTGTCCGTATTGTGGAAAAAGTTTTAGAAGATGTACTAGAAGAAAGAAAAACGGATTTAGAAAATACTGGATTTGTACTACGAGAAAAAGAGGGGAAGGTAATCCGTGTCATACTGGAGACTTAAACGAGGACATTATCAAATCACAATTATGTGAAGTTTTAGGTGTTGAGAAATATGATCCGCAAGCAGTAGATGAAAGACTGGATCACGTTGATGTAATTAAGAAAGAAAAATGTATTTTCTACTTAGTTGATGGAACAGTAGTTGAAAAGAAATATCGTCAGTTACTTCAAACTAAATAATAAGATAAGGTGAGTGATTCAAATGAATGTAAAGAAAGTGACAACAATCCCAGCGACAATTAATCAATTTAATCAACTACCCATTAACACAATGAAAAAAAGAAAGGTAGCAGGCTATGCTCGTGTGTCTACAGATAGTGAGGAACAGTTAACATCTTATGCTGCTCAATTAGATTATTACACGCATTACATCAAAGGTAGAGAGGACTGGGAGTACGTAGGGGTATATACTGATGAAGGAATCACAGCAACGAACACAAAAAATCGTGATGGTTTTAAAAGGATGATATGCGATGCATTAGACGGAAAAATAGATTTAATCGTTACCAAATCTGTAAGTAGGTTTGCAAGGAACACAGTGGATAGTCTATCTACTATACGCAAACTTAAAGAAAATGGAACAGAAGTATTCTTTGAAAAAGAGAATATATGGACGTTTGATAGTAAAGGAGAATTACTGATTACTATTATGAGTTCATTAGCACAAGAAGAATCTCGCTCTATCAGTGAAAACTGTACTTGGGGACAACGAAAGAGATTTGCAGATGGGAAAGTATCTGTGCCATTTAAGCGTTTTTTAGGATACGACAGAGGAGAAGATGGAAACTTAGTTGTTAATCAAGAACAAGCAAAATTAGTGAAAAGAATTTTTAGATTATTCTTACAAGGATATTCAATGTTTGGAATTGCAAAGTTGTTAACGGAAGAAGGAATACTAACCCCTGGAGGAAGTGAAAAATGGCGGGTAGGTAATATAAAATCAATATTGACAAATGAAAAGTATAAAGGAGATGCATTATTACAAAAAACATTTACAGTAGATTTTCTTACTAAAGAAAAGAAAAAGAATGAAGGCGAAATTCCTCAATATTACGTAACAGGTAACCATGAAGCCATTATTCCAGTAGCAACTTTCAATAGAGTTCAGAGATTAATTGAGCAAAGAGCAAAATCTGTTGGTAGACCTTCCTATGTGAGTGTCTATTCTAGTAAGATAAAATGTGGATGCTGCGGAGGATGGTATGGATCTAAAGTATGGCATTCGAATAGTAAATATCGTCAAGTTATCTGGCAGTGCAATCATAAATTTCAAGAAAAATGCACCACTCCAAATCTTACTGAAGAGGAGATACAGGATTTATTTGTGAAAGCAGTGAATCAATTGGTTCGAATGAAAAAAGAAATCATCCAAAATCATCAAGAAATGATGGAAGTAATCTTTGATACATCTACTTTAAAGATAGAACAAGAGCGACTAGAAATACAATTAAATGAGATAGCTGTAATCGTCAATGAGTGTATTAATGAGAATGCGAAACTAGTTCAGAATCAAGATGAATATGAAGCAAAATATACGCAGCTAGTAAATAGATTTAATACAACTCAAAATGAACTAGATAAAGTGAAGAAGGAGATGATAGAAAAAGAATCAAGAAAAGATGATATTCTTGATTTTATTAATCAGTTACAAGAACGAGAGTTATTGACTGAATTTGATGAGCAGGTATGGAGAAGTATGGTAAAAGATATGATTGTATATGAAGGTGGCAGAATAGAGTTTCAATTTTTAGATGGGAAAGTGATTCGTCTTTAAATGTTGATTTGAAGCTAAGATTTTAGAATGGATATTCAAAAATTAATTTTGTAATAAAAAACAATTCTGAAAATTTTTAAAATCAAATTATGAATTTTTTGTTAAAGTGTTAGTTGCAAGTGATAAAACTGGGTTTTATGTGGCTTTCCAAAGAATGCGTTTTTATGGTTTTAGTAATAGAAAGGAAGATTCTGTATTCTATAGTATTTTTTAACGATTAAATGATATCATTTTTTTAATGGTTTTTAATTGACTAATCTCAAAATACTGTTATTCTTAGATTAGAAAAAATAGAATTATGGAGGTATCTTTATGAACAAAAAAGTTCAAAGAAAAAGTGTCATTACATTCTTTCTATCCATAGTAGCAATGATTACGATGGCATTATTAGGTGGTAAGACAACTGCTCAGGAAGCTGGAGGAAGTGAACTGAGTCTAGATAATGTTAGAGTAACATCTTTTAAGATTATTGATATTTCTAAAGCAAATAAAGAAATAGACTACAAAACTGCTGATAATGCTCAATATGAAGAATTCAAAAATGATCCAAGTAAATTTAACAATGTATTTTGTGAGGGACAAACTGATTCTAAATTTAAATTACAGTTGTCAATTTCATATTCTTCACAAAATGCTTTAAAAGAGGGAGATAAATTAGTTATTCCAGCATCTTTGGAACGTGACAAGACAGATTTTTCTAAAAAACCTTTGTTGGATGGAACAAATCACGAATTAGGAACTTGGGAATATAAAGATGGAAATATTGTAATTTATTTTTCTGGAGACTATATAAAGAATAATAGAGTTACTCAGTTTACAGCTTCTTTTGAAACTGGAGAAATGGGTGTTTATATTTCAGTTAGACCAAAAACGACAAAATTAGGAGAGAGAAGATCTGAATTTGGTACAATTGGCAAACAAAAGTTTGTACTAGGTGTTGAAAGACCTTATGTAGTTGCGTCTAAAATAAATGATACAAGATCTGGTTTTTCAAAATCTGCTCCTCCTGGCAATGATTCTAATATTTCTTGGCATTTAGTTCTTGCATCAGACGATTTTAGAAAAACTATTGATGGGACAAGTTATTTATTCTACAATCCTTATCTTTTAGAAAACAATGGAGCTTATTCTCCGAAAGCGTTGACAGATATATATGTTGAAGATACTGTTGATGGAGTTATTGAAAAACCTAGAAATCTTATAGTAAATGTTAGATTATCTGGAATGGATGATGAAGGAAAAGTTGTTGCTAAAGGAGTTGCTATTACACTTGGTGATTCAAAATTAAAGAGAGTAGATCAAGAGAATAAAACAAGGGATGAAGTAAAAGCATCTCTCAATAAAGGTGAATATTGTATTTATGACAATAAAGATGGTAGTTATACTTTAATGCTTAAATGGTGGGATATGAATGATCCAAACGGATTAACATATGATGACATCCCTGCAATAAAAGATGCGGGTGGAGTAGGAAACTATTTAAAAAACGTTGAACCAGATATTTTTGGAGCTTTTAAACCAGAAACAATAGAAAAAAACAACGATATTTTTAAAGGTAAAGCTGTTCAAAATGTCTTCCTAAATTTTCAAACTAAACATGTTCCGATAAAGGAAAGAACTGAAGTTTCAAATACTGCAAAATTTGAATCAAGACAGACTGGTCCTGTTGATCGAAATGCAATAGGTATTTTAACGCCATCTGCAGGAATTGCGGATGCTCCAGCAGATCCTTTATCTGTAAAACTTTTAAAATCAGATGCGAAAACTGGACAGAATCTATCAGATGGATTTAAGTTTGAATTACAAACAACAAATGATAATGGAACAACTTGGGAAAGAGTAGCAGTAACTCAAGAAATGTTGGTGGAAGGTACACTAAATGGTGATACGACTCTATCTCCAAATGCCAATGGAACAATAGAAGTTAAGGGTCTAACAGGAGGAAAGAAGTATCGTTTCCTTGAGAAAGCACATCCAGAGGAATATGAAAATGTTCATGAAGATTCGAATAACCCTAATACTATAAAAAATCCAAAATCATCAAATTCTAGAGTTGTTGAGATTAGCAATCAGGGAACTGGAAAAGTTGTAGTAATGTACAACCAACCAAAACCTGAAAAAGTTGAGATAAAAGTAGTTAAAAACTGGGTTGGACCTGAAAAGGAACAAGTTACTGTAAAACTCTTGGCAGATGGTCAAGATACTGGCAAAACATTAGAACTAAATAGACAGCAAAATTGGATGGGAAGTTTTACAAACCTTGACTCAGTTAAGGATGATGGAACGGAAATTCACTATAGCATTGAAGAATTGACGATTGCAGGTTATCAGAGTGTAATCACAGGAGATGCTAAAACAGGCTTCACAATTACTAACACGAATGTTGAAAAGATATCTATTGAAGGAACAAAGACTTGGGATGACAATAATAACCAGGATGGAAAACGACCAACTCAGATTACAATCAACTTATTGAAAAATGGAGTGAAGGTATCTTCTAAGAATGTAACTGCAGCTGATGGTTGGAAGTGGAAATTTGAGAATCTAGATAAGTATGAAAACGGAAACGAAAATACTTATACAGTTACAGAAGAAAGAGTAGATGGATACTCAACGGAAGTTAATGGATACAATGTGAAAAACACTTATACTCCAGGAAAGACAAGCATTCAAGTTACAAAGGCTTGGGATGACAACAACGATAAAGATAACAAGAGACCTACAAGTGTAACAATCAAACTTCTTGCTGATGGAAGAGAAACAGGGAATACACTTGTTCTTACAAAAGAGAACAGATGGGCAGGTAATTTCACTGGTCTTGATGAATACAAAGACGGAAAGAAGATCGTTTATACAATCAAGGAAGAGCTTCTTGGAAATGACTATAAATCTGTTATCACAGGTAATGAGCAAGATGGATTTGTAGTAACTAATGTAAGAGCAACGGATACAACTAATAAAACACCTAAGACAGGAGATAGAAGTAATTTAGTACTGTATGTAGGGCTATTAGCTTTATCAGCAACAATTCTATTGGTATTGGCTAGAAAAAAAGGTAGCATCAAAAAACACGTAAAATAGTAATGCTATTAAAATCTTTACAATAACAATAGGTAATCATAGAACCTTGTGTTAGAAAATTTGAAAAAATATTAAACTAAAGCGCTTTAGCCTATAATGGATGAAGCGCTTTTTTGAAACATTATTCTCTGATTTTCTAGTGATAATCATGCAAACTTATGCGGGAAATTCTAAGGGATATTGTAAAGTTTCATATATGATAGATTTTGTGAAGAGCAATTCCGAGAAGACATTCTTCAAGGGATTGTCTTTTTATATGGAGTGGAATGGGATAGATTACTGCCTTCTACTTTCTTATGTTAGTTAGATTATATATTTTCTTTGTTTAATTGAATGTGTGCTTGATGCCAGCATGCAACAGATAATAAGGAGATAGTTTGAGTATGAAAAAAATAATTGGCTACGTCAGGGAATCAACCCAATGGCAGGTTACAAATGGGTATAATCTTGGCGAACAAAAACGAAAAATAGAGGAATTTTGTAAGTATAAATATGAAACAGGTTGTTATGAATTAGAAATAAAGGAAGAACGCGGTGTTTCTGCAAGGAATCTAAAGAGACCACAGATACAATCAATAATTGAATTAATTAAAGCAAAAAGCATTGATATATTAGTTATTCATAATCTGGATCGGCTTACAAGAAGCGTAAAAGATTTAGCCTATCTAATAGAATTACTTGAAGAATATTCAATTGAACTGGTAAGCATTACAGAGAGTATTGATACAACAACCCCTTCTGGAAGAACATTTATTTTGATGATTGGAGTAATCTCTCAATGGGAAGAAGATAGTATCTCTTGGCGAACAAAAAGAGGTATGGCAGAGGCTTTGGAACGTGGGTATTATTGTAAGCCACGGGTTCCAATTGGTTATGTAAGAGACCCGCAAGATAAGCGCCACCTGATCATTGATGAAGAGAAAGCAGAATATATCCGTTATATCTTTGAAACGGTTGCTAGGGGCACAAAAACAGCGAATGAAATATATCTAGATTTTAAGAGGGAAAAAGTTTTGGGAAAGAAATGGGGGAATGACGATATATATAGAATATTAAAAAATCAAGCGTACACAGGCGATGTTGAATTGTTTGGAAAAGTTTATGAAGGCGTAATACCTGCAATTGTAACAAAAGAGTTACAAAAAGAAGCATTAGAAAGAGTTAAGTTACGCTCAAGGAAAAAGAAGTATCAGTATCCGTTTAGAGGAATTCTATTATGCTCAGAGTGTGGAAGTACATTAAAATGTGATAGTACACATAAGAAAATAAGAGGAAAAGTCTACAGAGTATATCAATACTATTTTTGCGAATGTTGTAATAACAGAATTAGCCAGAAATATATACAGGAGCAAGTAGAACATAAACTATCTAGATTATTAGATAAAGAGCATACAAAAGAGATAAGAAAGAGCTTTTTGAAACACCTGAAGCAGGTTGAGAAGGATATAAATGCTGTAATCGACCTAATATTAAATCAGGGAAGAAATGAAATTCTTATAAAAAAGTATGAAGCTTTAGTTAATGAAAGAGAAGAATTATTTAAAGAAGCCGAGAAGCAAAATGAGGGGAATACACCACTTATTGATACTGAGAATTTGAAAGATTTAATTTACAAATATATAAGATATATCAAAGTGGATTTAATTAAAAAAAGTATTGATGTAGAATATAAGAAAAGATATAAATAGAGCAAGGATTCATATTTTATGCAAAGAATTGCTTGAAATTTCAGCCACGCTTTCCTCGTCCACGCGGTTTCTCAAAAGCACGCCGTTTTCTTTCATCGCGTCCCATTTCGCCTCAAGCTCCTTAACC